TAGCAGCCTCATCTTGATAAGACATTGCTATATTTGCTTGCCAACCCAACCTGTAATCATCATCGGTTAGGAGAGCTTCCTTTAATACTTTCATAGCTTCTGCTAATTTATTACATTCCATAAATAAACCATTACTCAAGTCCAGATAATCCAATAATACCATCCAAATACTTTGTAGCTATTTTAGAAGAAACATCTATGGCATCTGAATAAGAAACCAATTTTTCAGCTACAAGGGTATCAATAATATCCTGCTGTAATCTTACATCCATTATATAATTAAGATTCTCACTACCATCTTCCATTTCAAAATTATTTCTATCTTTCTGAAGTTTTGTAGCCAATGCTTTAATAGTGTCTTTGTATTCACTCATAATAAATGTTCCTTATATTAATTAGTTCCTGCTTTAAACCTATCAAGATTACCAGTCAATGGGTGTTTTGTATTGGTAGTTGACTCTTTTTTATCTTTTTTTCCCGCCAAAAAATTTCTATAAGCTTCCTGACGAGCATCGTAACGATCACGTATAGCAGCAGCTCTTTGTAATCTAGCAACTTCACGTGAAGAATCGTGCTCATAAAATTCACATTTACGATGTTTACCTGGATTAATAGTCACATGCTTTACAGTACATTTACGACCAGACTCGTTACTACAATCTCTACATTTAATTCTCATTTTGATTCCTTTCATTATTCATCAACCATGAATATAATATAATACATAAAAGTTATTTGTCAAGGTATAAAACTAATAATCTACACCCTTTTTATAAATCTTTTGATTGCTAGTAGCTAAATTCATACCATAGTACTCATTTTTATCTACCTTTTTATCTTCTTCATATCTGCCGCATTTTATATAAGAACAAATTAATTTAATAGGATCTGGAACATCCTCTATATCATAACGGGTAAAAAGCCAGATAGGTTTACAATCGGTGGCAAAATTAATAAAAGCTAATAAATCAACTAAATCTTCTGTGGGAGAATCTAAAGGTTCTCCACCAAAAATCATTATATTCTCTATAAGTTCATAAAAATCATTCATTTTTTCAAACAACCTATGTGAATATGCTGGATTAAACTCATCGCCCTGATTAAAATCCCACCCTTCTGGATTATGACATCCTGGACAATGTGGGGGTTTACACCCAGCAATGTAGATATCAAAACTCCTCATAGATAACGTAAATTGTGTTGCTAATATTTTCATAAACCTCCTGATTAAATGGGCCTCCGAAGAGGCCCCTAATTATTAAATATTTGAATAAAACTGTCTTTCGGGCCAATCCTCTTCTCTACGTACTTTGTTCCAATTTTTAACCGATGTAACAAACCCAACCACACGTGTGAAATTCTCTTCAATAGGTTTACCACATATAGGACAAATATCATTCTTACCTACAGTCATATGAAAATCTTCACACCTCTGAAGATTATAATTTATAGCAAAATAAATTACACCTTTCTTAGCACATGCCATAATAAGATCCATTATCTGTGTTTTATCAGTAATTTGTTCTTCAACATTTAAATGACATATCGATCCACCGCTAAAATGTTTATCAAAAATACCTTGCAATTTGATACGATCCAACAAATCAGCCTTAGTAGTTAGTGGTATAAATTGATTAGAATATAAATTATATCCTAAATCCATACCCAACATTTTATCCTTATTAGCCAACTTAATAGATGAATTTTCAGAAGGTGTCTGCTCACAATTATGCGGAGCTTTATACTGTTTTTGCAAACGGTCGTTGGTTTTATTAATAACTTCAAGCATCTTCAAACCAAACTCAACACCGCCATTGTGTAAAACATCGTAACCCATAATAGTTATAGCTTCATTAATACCATTCAAACCACAAGTTGAATATTGTTTATTAATATCAACAAAACCTAAATTATACAAAGGCTGGGCTCCATTCTCAATACGTCTTTTAATAATATGTCGTTTTGAATTATTAATTTTAGCAACAACTTCTACAATATCCTCAAGAGCATTAAAGAAATCTTCCTCATTATCTTTATTTCTATAGGCTAAACGTGGTAAATTTACCGTTACAACCCCTAAACTACCAATCTTAGTACTACCAGACCCAAAAGAGTTAAAGTACTCTGAATTGGTGTCGCTGCGGAGCCGGCAACACGAACTCAACGTTGAAGTCTTACCACAATAAATATTAATAAAACCATACTCCATATTCTTTTCAGAAATCATTTCAAGAAATGCTTCATCTAGAATATTACCGTCATCATCTACAGAAAAACACGCTGTTGTCACGGGAAATGTTACTGGAGTGCGTTTTTGCTCGTCATTCATAGTATCAATGAACAACTCTTGAATTTTTTTAATAGTTTCCAACTTTGGCACTCGACCATCAGGAAATTTATACTCTGGAACCAAATTTTTCAAAAACCCATCATCAAATATAGATACGTTAGTAAACGGCGATTGTGCAGCACGAGAAGGTTGATTAATTGTATAAATAAATGATACTATATTCTCCTTAACATATTTCCAACAATCCTCTTCAGTTACAAAATTAAACCCAGCATCGGATTTAGACTCTATTATTTTATCAACATAATACCCCATCACAATAGTGAGGTCTGCTAAACCAACCGCGCCCAGTGTGGAGTTGGAAGCTATAACAACAAACTGTTCCAACTGCGACTTAAATGAGTACAAATGTTTAGGTGGAATACTTTTAATCTTATTCACCATAGTCAGCCCATTAAGGGCTATATCATAAGTACTATAGTTGTAACAATACGGCTGACTCACGCCGTGGAAATCATTAATATAAAAATCACCAGTTAACTGCATCTCGACTATACGATTGGCTTCTGAATGACCATACAACTGGCGAAGTTTTTTCCAAACTAAATAATAAGCGTTCATCCTAAAATAAGGTTTGGGTAATTCAGTATTATAGACAATCATATCTTTAGTACTAACATTAGAATTACTATCAACACTGACATCAGCAGTAGTACTTGAATTAGTAAAAAACCCTTTACTAAATTTATCTATATCTAATTGAGATCCTATACCATCCAAATCAAAAAGCTTTTGGCCATATTTTGATTTGAGGTGAAGCATTAATTCTGTAAAATTGCTATCATAAGTAATATTAACGTGCATTAAACAACGTCCTCCTAATTTTCTTTTTTGTCGGTGGAACCTGTACCACCAGTACGAACAACCTCCGTATTACAGTTGTCGGATACCAAGAATTTCTTAAAAATACCTTGAGCCACAGCCTCACCCTTATCAATATATTGGGTACGATCCCCAAAATTCCACAGGTAAATACCAATGTTACCATCATTATCTATATTACTGTAGTAGTCACTATCAATAATACCTACGGTGTTCTTTATTCTCAAATCTCTTTTAATACCAAAAGATGATCTGGGATAAATCTCAAACACCTCATCCTCTTGCATATAAGCCTTAACATCTGTCCAGAAAAAAGCACCTTCGCCCGGTAGAAGTTCCAAATCACGTACCGCAAACAAATCATAACCAGCAGAGCGCTGGGTGCCACGCTGTGGCATAATAACCACGTCATCTTTTTCTGTAAAAACTTTTCTCTGACCTTTAACTACTTCTTCAAATCCTCTAATTTTTTCACTCATAATATAATTCCTTTATTTAATAATAATACAATGTAGTCCAATTGACTTGTTTATAAGATAAGTACTATTCTTAATTTGTCAAGTTTAAGTTATTTATTTTAGCAAATCTTTACTATCTTTCCATTATCAAAGTCTTTACTCCGCTATTTGGAATAGCGAGTACTTTACCTTCAGCCATCTGCTGCATAATCCATTTATGACGCATAGGTTCTCTTTGTTTAGCTATACCTTTTTCTAACCAGTAATTCATAAAACCACCTCCAGAATAATTAAGAAATTTAAATCCCAAATTGTCCATAGAATTGCCAACATTATGACAATAATCAACATAAAATTTACAACGTTTAACTTCTACTTCATGCTTACCTATCTGCATAGTTTTATAATTATTTAAAAAATATTTAAACAGTTTAGAAGATCCTCCAGCAACATAAGAAAATTTGCGCGTTCCTACACGAATAACCTCAACTGTAACATCTGCACCTTTTTCTTTCGCAAAAAAATTCTTACCAAAAGTATATAGCATAATTAAAGTTCCAGCTGGTACACCGTGCTTATCTTTTTTAGTGTATAAACCTAAACTCAAACTAGCACCACGTCTCCCATAAAAACAATGTTCATCTTCAAATGGACGACCTTCTTTAGGTCCTACTACCCTAACTTCACATTCTCTAGCATACCAACCACATGGTGTTTTATGAGCAGCATGAAGTATGTAAGATTTTAACACTTCTCTTTGTCTGGGAAGCATCCATTCAAAATCCTTAATCCATAAACGAAAAGAATTATTATCCTCAGCTTCACGACTTAATTTATAAAAGAAATCAGAATCTACACCCTCTATACCATATTTAGGATATGCTATTGGATATTGATAGGAAGGAACATATTCAATTTCATATCCTCTACCATCCTTTGCTTTAGATCTATCAGTTAGATAAAAGGTATTATCTTTAATGCCATATTCAACTTCATTTTCGTCTAAAAAACTTTGAATTTCTCCTACAATTTTTAAATCATTTTCATTATATTCTTTAGGATGTATCATAATTAATTCCTTTAATATTTATAGTTATATCTCTTATGCATAATTGCCTGGTACCAGGCTTTATGCCATTTACGATTTTTATTAGCCCGCGAATTGCACGAACGACAAACTGTTATTAAATTTGACGGGTGACAATTTTGTTTGTTGTAATCTATATGATGGATAGTTAAATCATCTGGACGTTTTGAATCGCAGTAAGGGTTTAAACAACTATAAGCATCCCTTTCCATTATGTCAAGTTTAAATTCTTTATCTTTCCAAATTTCACAGTAAGGTTCGAAGGATTTGCCACCCTGCCAGTTTGGATGGCCTGGGCCAGATCTATTTATTGATAAACTAATCCCTTTACATGTTGGACATCTCCAACCAGATCTCCAATTACCATAAGTAATCTCATGTACATGCCCATATGGACACATATAACTTAATTTTGTGGAAGAATTTATATATTCTTTTGAAAGAAGAGTATAACCTTCTTTTTTAAATTGTTCTCGAACATATTCTATAGTTAATTTAACATTTCCAGCGCAATAAGGGCATCTATAGCCCGTTGACCAATCCCTCCAAGTTATACTATGTGTATGCCCTTCTGGACATATATAATCTAATTTAGTATTATTATTTTTATATCCATTTGAAAGAAGGGTATAACCTTCTTCTTCAAAAGAAGATTTGACAAAATCATATGTTAGTCTAATATTTCCATTACAATAATAACATCTTTTTCCACTTTTCCAATCATTCCATCTAATATAATGTATATGGCCTTTTGGACATTTATATTTTAATTTAGTCTTATTATTTTTATACTCTTTTGATAATAATTCATAACCTTCTTTTTCAAAAGACTGTTTGATAATACATATACTTGTACGTTTTTTATCATCTGCACAATAAGGGCAACGATAACCTGCTTTCCAATTATGCCATGAAATAGAATGCTCATGTCCATTAGGACATCTGTATTCTAATTTAGTTTTCCAATTTACATATTTTTTAGAAAGGAGGGTATAACCCTCCTTCTCAAATTGTTCTTTTACAAAATTATATGTTAATTTTTTAGCCATATCATTCTTGAGGATGTCCGCACTTTGAACAAACCAATTTAGTTAAATATTTTTCATCAGGTATAAATTTCATTTCACAACAACCACATTCAGAGCACGAATCTTTAAGCCAAGATGGACCCACGAGCGCATCAGACTCCATAGGAATTTTATTAAAATATCTACCAAAACCATCTCTTAAAGAGTCAGTAACTATTTTAGAAACTTCATCAACATAGGCGTCTTCAACTTCAACAATTACTTCATCATGCACTGTAGAAAGTAATTTTCCGGGAAGACCGCTTTTTTCTAGTCTATCAACAATATAAATCATTGCCTCCTTAACGGTATCAGCATTAGCTCCTTGAATCCCAGCATTCTTAGCTTTACGTTCAACAGCTTTTTGAATCTTATTACGATCAGGGTGTCCAAAAGGAGGTACATTATAAAACCGTTTTCTACCAGAAGCTGTAACTGTATATCCATTCTTAACACCTAATCTAGCTGAATTATCTAGATAATCACTTACTGCTTTAAATACTCCAAAATAATCTTTAATTAGCTTTTCAGCTTCTTTGGTACTAATATCAAGTCTAGCTGCAAGACCGTACTTAGACATGCCGTAACAAAGACCGAACGATAAAGCCTTACAAGAATTTCTCATAGCTTTATCTACTTCTTCAATAGCCACTTTAAACACCTCGGATGCTGATCTAGAATGCAAATCTAAACCTTGCTGAAAACATTCCATAAACACAGGGTCTTCAGATAAATTACCTAATATACGCAATTCGGCACCAGACATATCAGCAGTTATCAACTTATATCCAGGCTTTGCTACAAAACAACTCCTAAATAATTGTTTCTTTGGGATATTTTGAAGATTGGGGTTGCTACTACTCATTCTGCCTGTGCTTACCATCTGCCGAAAACTAGTATGCAGCCTACCAGTCACTGGGTTAATTTTAGCTAAAAGTGTTTCACCATAAGTAGATATCAATTTATTAACTTTTCGATAAGTCAACAAAGCCTTAATAACAGGAACATCTTTGTATCTTTTAAGAGTGCCCTCACTAGTATCTGGAAGATCTACCCCATGCTCATATAGAGCTGCTAATAGTTGTTTATTACTATCAACATTAACAGAAGGGATACCAAATAAACTAGGTTTGGATGCTGTAGTAGCCAAAAACTGATGAACCTCTGCTAAAGCTTCTTGACGTTCGTCCTCTACAAAACCCATAATGGCACGCCAACGATCTGCATCAACAGTGATACCGTTAAGCTCCATTTCACACATAGGTTTGGTAAATTCAAACTCTAATCTGCATACATTCTCAAAACCTTCAGCTACTACTCTATCCCACTGAAGCTCTTTTATTATATTCAAAACACTTACATCAGAAGCTGCATACTCTATCTGAAATGGTTCAAATTTCTGGTAATAATCTTGAAAAGTACCTGCAGGTTCTTTAGTCATTTCCAAACCAAGATACTTTTTAACCAAATCAGCCAAACCAGCACCCCTACCAGTTAGACCTAAATTAAAAAGCTGCTCAACTAACATAGTGTCATGTATATTATCAGGGTAGTATCCTGCATGCACTTTAAGCATTTTCATATCAAATACAGAGTTCTGAATAATTTTTGTACTATTTGGATTAAGCAACGTAGGTTTTAATTGATCTATATGCATACTAGAATGTTCTGTATCATGGCGGACATCATACACATATGATTTTCCAGGCACACCTATTTGTACTAAAGATATTTTAGAATTATACGGGTCTAAACCAGTAGTCTCTGTATCTATCTCTATAACATTATGCTTTAATATTTCATCAATAGTTCTACCAACGTCTTCACTATTTGTGATATACTCATAGTTAGGTTTTGGTATAGTGTTTTCTGATATACTAAAAGTACTCATTAAAATTAACCTTTCATAATTCTTGCTATTTTGTAAAGATAATTTACTAATATATGTTGAGCAGGTTTACCAGTAACATATATAGGTACAGTTAAAAAATCTAATATGTTTGAATATTTATCACCATCATCAAAACCACGAGCACGTTGTAATCTATATGTAACCATACCGGCTAAAGCGACTCGGACAGATTCAGCAGGAATATTTTTAAATTTAGGTAAAAGTTTAACAGCCCCACGAAAAGAACCTTTTAAAATAGTATTACTTAGCTCCAACAAATCAGCAGAGTCCTCATCTAAAATATGATCGTGTAATAACTTCTTTACTTCGACCAAATTCCAACTCTTTTCATCAAACACTTGTTTTAAATATTTAATAGCATTTCTAGGAACACCTTTAGAAATATCTACAACATAATTAAGAACATCAATATCATAAGAGGCACCTTCAAATTCACATATATTTATTAAAATATCTAAAAGATTTTTATCTTCTAAATAACCAAATTTTAATATAGTTGTTCTACTAATAAAAGCCTCAGCCAATTTTTCAGGTTTATTGGTACAAAATATAAAATAAACATGAGAAAACCCATCTTCAATTACTTTTAAAAGCAAATCCTGAGAACTTTTAGTCAACTCATGTGCTTCATCAAAAATTAATACTTTATATCTTGACATAAGGGGTGCAAAATTTAAATCCTCTACAATTTTCGTAACTGCACCCTTACCACCATCTTTTCCAACATTTATTTCAATAACATCCATGTTCTTTTGAAATAATGTTGCCTTACAACATTCACAATCAAGGCATGGTTCATTGGTAGATTTTTCTACCGATTTGCAATTTAAACCCAAAGCTATAACTCTAGCCATAGTAGTTTTACCACACCCAGCTGGCCCTGTAAATAAAAAAGAGTGCGCAAGCGACCCTTCTTTAAGACCTGTGTTTATAATTTTCTTAGTTAATTCCTGACCAATAATTTCATCTACGGTGCACGGCCTATAAACAGTTTGCAAATCATTTGCACCAGAAGAAGTTTCTCTTTTAATTAACATAAACCCACCTTATTCTTTACATTTACGTCTTGCGATTTCAACACGGAGGATATTAGCTACATAAGATATAATACCATGACCTGGACCAATTGGTATTTGGTGTAACGCCTCGGACGCTACACCAATAGAAGCGATCGGTGCCATACTTATTTGAGATAAATGCATACTTGGTATATCAGAAAACGAACTTCCTATATACAATAAGTTTTCTGGTCTAGTATTATATTTTGGCAAAATTCTTTTAGTAAGAAGTGTTAACTTATCGCTATTGTTGTTAGTAAAATAAGCCGGTATATTACGCTTACGCATTATATTATAACTTATAGTGGGATCAGAAGATAAAAATACGAATGTAAAATAAGATTTTAATTCATTTATTGCATCAAAATCACGCACACAGTAATTTTTAAATAATGTATGGTTTAAGTACTCCAAAGCAGCACATCCATCAGTAATTATACCATCAATTTCACTAACTATTATTTCTATATTTTTTAAATCCATTTAAATCTCCCTCAATCATACCAACATAATATAAGTCGCAAATTGGTAATGTCAAGCCCTAATTAAATTATTAAAAAACTTTTCTGTAGCATTAGCCCATCTATATTGTTCAGAATATTTAATACAAGTTTCACTATCAACATTTTCTATACAATACTCGATGCCTTCTACTAAATTACCTACAAAACCAGTTTTCTTATGATCTATAACAACTTTGCTAGCATCTGATGGTAATGCTGCAACAGGTGTACCACAAGCCATGGATTCAATCATTATCAACCCAAAAGTCTCAGACAAACTCGACAATACAAATACATCTGATGAAGCATAAAGTTCAGCAAGCTCTGTTCCAAACTTATACCCTAGAAATACAGTATCTGGGTACTTATTTTGTAACTTGATTCTTTCAGGACCGTCACCAACCAATACTTTAGTCCCATGAATATTAAGACGTAAAACTCTTCTAAATTTTTTTCAACAGATATTCTACCTACATACAATAAAATAGGTCTTTTATATGTATCAAATATGTGTTCATTTTTATATAAAGGATTAAATACTTTAGCATCAATACCTTTAGGTAGTACTACTAAGTTTTTAAACCCCAATGACTCTAACTCACTTTTCAATAATTCTGTTGACACAAATGTTTTAGAAGCGCCAGAATGAAACCACCGCATAAACCTCCTTGTCAATCCTTTAAGATACTTAAATCTAAGTTCTACATAAGTATCAAACCTGGTTAACAAAGAAGTAGTATAATTTAAATTATTTTTATTACAATATCTAACAACCTGAATACCAATGAGACCTTCTGTAAACACATGAATATGATCTGGATTAAACCAATAAATAAAACTACCTATAGTTTTCTGTAAAACTAATGATAATCTAATTTCAGGATACGTCGGACAAGGTATATTAAAACAAAAATTATCAGGAGTTATTAATACAACAATATGCCCAAGATTACGAAGATGATTAACATACTCTTCGATAGTACGTACTACTCCAGATACTTGAGGCTTCCAAGCATCAGTTACTAAAAGTATTCTACTCATAATTATACTCCAATAGATTTACTAAACGTGGATTTGTACCATCATTGTCAAATTCAACTATAGTAAAATTCTCTATCATATCACCACAATTTATATACAAATCAGAAATTTCAGGTACGTGGGTGTGGCAACAAATTATACAGTCATAACTACTTTCTTTTATAACTTTAATGGCTTTGGCCCTCATTTGTGCCTTATCCTGAAAATATTTTTTTATTTTATTTTTTAAACATGCTGATCTTTTAATAAAAATACATGCTATACCATAGAAAAAATCTCCAACATTTGCAAGTAATTTATACGGATCAAACTGATCACCATGTATAACTAAACAATTATTATAAATAACTCTTCTACATATATCAATTTTTCCAAAATTAAGAACTTGATCTTTAGTAATATATCTTATTAGATGGGAATCGTGGTTGCCTATAACATAAATAACCTTAACTCCATTTTTAGATAAAGTTAGTATTCTCCTAATTAAATTAATGTGGTCTTGTGGCCAATGATTTTTACGTTTTAATCGCCACATATCAATTATGTCCCCAACAAGAAATAATTTATTTATTTTTTTCTTATTATTTTTTAAATAATTATCAAGAAGCTTAGCTCTACAATCCTTAGTTCATAAATGTATATCAGATATGAACACATCCATAAATAATTCCTTAAATCTTAAATTCTTTCATTTCTTTTATTTGATCATATAAACCTGGAACTTCTATAAGAACATTAGTTCTTTCAGATTTAAGAGACCTATCACATTTTTCAGGTGTTTTAAATTCTTTAACTTCCACACCCAATTCATAAATATTAGAGATTGCTAGAATTAATCCAAACTTACTGATCTTATTTGGAGAATGTATATGTTTAACACCTTTCCAAAACAAATCATTCTTTAACATATAATCACAAATTTTAGCAAACTGCAAACAAGTTATGCCGTTCCAAAAATGATTAAGGTAACCATTAACTGATTTACCTGCTTGAGATTTTACCCACTCAACTAAAGACAATTTATTTGATAATTCTTCACCAATTATAGAAGTTCTAATAATAGTAGCACTTTCTGATTCACCTAACGATTTAGACCTACCATAAATATCCATAGCCGTATGTGGTGAACTCTCTACATAACCACCTTCAGCACCATTAAAAACACAGTTATGTGCAGATAACCCATTTGAAATTAAATAAGAATGATCTTCTTCTACTTCTAAATTATAAACATAACCATTATAAATTTCTTTAGTTATTTTTTCAATAGGAACATACCAATTATTTTCGTCTTCAAAAAATTTCTGATATCTTTTCTTAATGTTATAATTAGAATTTTCTACACCAAATAGGTTTATTAATTTCCCAACTTGTTTTCCAGAAATTTGAATTTTATAAGCATCCCTAACTCTTACTTCTCTACCATCAATTTTCTCTAAACCTTTTCTCTTTTGTAAAACTATAGAAGGTAAAATACCTATAAACATCAATAATGTAATAAGCTCATCACTTAAAGATTTAGAAACCGTAGATGCACTAAAAAAACAACTACCATTTTTATTATAAAAACAACCGTCACCATCAAAATAACCTTTTATAAATGAAATTATATTATCTCTTCCTGTCTTTTTAATCCATTGCGGTATATTCTTGGTATGTGAATAATGTTCTAAAGAAATATAAAAATCTTTAGCTAACATCTCGGATAATAACTGATGTGTGAAATAAATTTCACAACTTTTTTGTTTTTTTATATATCTAATATTGGGTTTTACTTTAAATTCTTTTTCTATAATCGACATGGTTTTTTTTACCAAATCATCTTCATCTTGAATAGTAATATGTATAGACTTTCTCCACTGCCCATTATCTACCCAACCATCAGCCAAAAATAAACCAATAAACCACATCATATTAGTATTTATTCTAACATATCTATCTAAATTACAAACCTTTGGTTTTATATTAAGATTATTCTTCCAAATAATCATTTTACGATAATTTAATTCATTATCTATACAATATTTTTTAAAATTATTAAATATCACCCCTTTAATATTATTTTCAAAATAAGTATATTCTTCCACAATAGCTCTATATTTAGCAGAGTATTCTAACAAATCTATGCTATCTAAAGACTTCTTTGGTAATTTAAGTTTAGGTATACTTATTAAATCACCCTCATTTAAATTTTCTGCATAAACCCAATCAATAGTACTAAAATTAGGTAATTGTTTCTTTTCTCTTTTAATACAATAAAAAGGGTGATTTTTTGTACATTTTACTGGCAAAGATGATAAAACATCTATTTTAAATATTTCATCAGATATAAATTTCTTTTTTAATTCATAAACAGGTTTCAAATCGCCCGTATGTGTATATACTATATCCCCTATTTTCATATCTTTAATTTGCTTAACGCCACTTATTGTCTTTACATCTGTATTTGGTAAAAAACAATCAGTAGTTGTATGTATAAAATCAGCACCAACCTCAGCACATACATCGGCTACTACTCTTGGAAATACAGAGTTTACAAGTAAAAACTCCACATCATTTATATCTTTTCGATGCGGGATAAGGCCCATACAATTAATAACCACATCACCTTGTGTAATACCTAACTGTTTTACATCATAATAATCAGGAATGGATGCGTCCAATCTATCCCTATTTACACTAACAACATTATACCCTTCTTGATTAAGATATTTATAAACATAACAACCAAGCATGCCAGAACTACCTAATACAAATACTCTCATAGTAAAAACCCACCTTTGTCCAACAAACCTCTTAAAAATTCTTTACCTTTCAAGTTATCCGCTGATGAAAATTTATCAAAACTAACTTTAGAAAGGCTATTTAAGTAACTAAAATCCCTATTTAGCTCTAAATCTGGTTTTATAACATAATAATCATCATTAAATACATAAGAACGTGGGGCTTCATGCTCCGATATAAGAAGCTCGTCCATTTTTTCGCCCTCACGTATACCTATTTCTTTAATACGTGTATTCAAATTACCATAATAATCTATAAGAACTTCACCCAATTCAGAAATATAAAATGACGGCATATTCATAACAAAAGTTTCTCCACCTACACAAACATCAGATGCTTTAAAAAGTAAGTGAATAGCTTCTGGAAGAGTTAAAAAGTACCGTGTCATATTACCCACAGTAATAGTAATCTCATTATTATTTTTTATCTGATCTATAAATATAGGTACAACACTACCATTGGAACCTAAAACATTTCCGCCACGAATACAAACAAAATCAGTGTCTTTAGTCAAGGCGTTGGCTTGTATAACAAGTTTTTCTCCTACAGCTTTAGTATAACCATAAAGGTTTGTTGGTGAGACTGCTTTATCTGTAGATACATCTATAAATCTTTTAACTTTATATTTTATAGCTGCATTTACTAGATTAGTTGTACCAGTAATATTAGTTTTAATAGCTTCCTGCGGTTGATTTTCACATACAGGTACATGTTTAAGTGCTGCTAAATGATATACGTAATCAACTGATATTTGTGAAAATAATCTATCTACAGCATCAGCATCCCTTACATCACCTATAACAAAATGTAGTTTGGGATTATTATTAAATTTTATTTTTGTCATTACTTGGGCCAACTCGCCTCTAGAAAAAACTATAATTTTCTTTGGGTCTTTTTCAAGTAATTGTTTAATAAGCTCATTACCCCAGGAACCTGTACCTCCTGTAATTAATACTACTGAATCTTTAAACATATTATTATCCTTTATTATTCTTCACTCATATTTTTTGCAGCCTCTGGACGTTTACCGCTTCTACGTTCTACAGCCTCATGATGATAAACTATTGAAGACTTGCTCATAGTGAAATGAGCACCAGCATCTTTACAACGTTGAAAGAACCGTCTATCTGGACTATATTCTTTTCCTAACATAAGTTCCCATGGTCCTGCAATTTGCCAAAACTTTTTAGGAATTAAATATGGCATTGTATTAGTTGCTAACCACCCACCACGCTCTTCTTCTGTCTCTAACTTATCATCATAAAGAGTATCATAAAGTTTATTAAATTCATTTATATTAAATGTAGAATATTCAGGAATACCTAAATCAGCAGTTATAACATGTGGTCCTTTTATTGGTGTGATATGCGTGGAATTTACTATGTCATCTTCATTAGCGTACTTAACCAAGTTTAGTAACCAATCCTTACCAAAATATTGATCTGTGTTTACTAAACCACAGTAATTATTTAGATCAAACCCATAATCAAATCCAGCATTCATCATGCCTCTTAAATTGGGCACGAAAGGTACATTTGGGTTAGTATTATATTCTACAATATGTATGTTATCTCGTATACATTTTAACTTATTTAAATAATCTATTACTTCTTTAGAAGGTTCCCAAACTACCACTATGTAATCAAAATTATCATAACCGGAATTGTTTAAAATGGCGTCTGAAGAAAATCTAAGCATCCCATAAGCGTTGGATACACAATTAAAAATTGAAACTCTTTCCATTTACTCACCTTTAATCCTTATTTAAATGTAGTGGTTTAGCATTTTTCACTGAAATTCCTAAAAAGCTACATACCTCATAAACATAGTTATTGTTTTTGGTTATGTCAAGAGTCAATACATCATTTTTTCTATCATTAAAATAATTTTTTACCATCAATAAATGGGAATCATAAACAAAAGAAAACCTATCTTTATTAAATTTATATGAACCATAGGTAATCAAATGGTGTTCTGGTCGGGAAGAATATTTAACAAAATGTTTCTCTGCAGAATTTAACCAAGCATCTTTATCACGTACGGTATGGATAAACTTACTACCTGGATAAATTTTATCAACCTGTGGGAAAACCATCTCAAATGCATTAGTTACTCCTTGGAAATTATTTAATACATCAAATTTATAAATACCATTATACATTTTTTGACGGATCTCCTCGCACCCACCATCACCAAAGTGTATTGTCTTTATTCCATTATTATTTAACGCACCCGCCAAACTTGAGGTAGCAGTCTTTGGTAAACCTATACCTATTACTTTATTTAATCCACTCATAACACCCTACAGCCACTAAACCATTATCATTGACGCTGACATTTAAAAGTTCAAATCCTAAGTCATATCTAATCTCTTTATCACTCCATTGGTAGTGATGTGTTTCGTAGGGATTACCTATGGCATTACCGTCTTGGATACAAACTGTTACTGGTATAGTTAAAAATATTCTATTAACATTTTTCTTTAAATTATCTAAAAAAGTGATAGCATGCTCTCTAGTAACATGCTCAAAGACATCTCCTAATATTGCAACACTATACTCCGTCGGTAGGTCGAGGATAAAATCACGCATATCCATTTCATATAAATTATTATAATAACTATGTAACTTATATTTATCTACGTAAGGATTCCAAACTTCTACACCATCTATTCTACTCACCTTATCATTCAACAGTTTTCCCCACTTACCTTCACCTGCCCCAAAATCTATAACCGAAATATTAGGATTGCTAAGTATTTTATCAAGTACAATATTAGTACCTTTTTCTGATTGCTGTGACTCTGGCATTATAAAATCTCCTTTATACTATTAGAAACAGTATTATTTACTGTATAAACTGTTTGTGTATTTAATATATTATTGTATTTCTGTGATTGTGGTGTACCAGCATACCAATGAATACCTACCGTATCTGGATGTATGTGCTCTCTAAAATCTCCTTGATATAACTTACTTATACCCTCATTCCATTCATAATTTACAAACGGAAATACTGACGCATCAGGTAATCTCTGAACAACACTGTTCGGATAATTTTTAATTATTTCTGTTAAATTCTGCTCTTCTATACACAAAGTACCACAACTTTCATAAACGGCAGGATTATAATTTGACAAAGCTCTGTTATAAGTTTTTTTAAAAAAAGCATTATTACCAGAACTATACATAAAACTAACTGGAATATAATTAGGTTTTGGATAGTTACTAAAACAAATCAAACCTATATCTGTATCGTAATTTATTAAAACACCAATAGGTTTAGTAAATAAGATATCCATATCGGCAACTGCGCCGCCCCATTCAGATAAAATCTTCCAATTTAAAATGTCTTTAATGTGTACATCAGACATCTTATCAACCACACTATTGTCTAAGTTAATCATTTTATTTTCAAAGTCAATAGTATTTATATCTAAAAGTTTAACAAGGTGGTAATAATCTTCACCTTTAAATTCTGTTTTGTCCTGCTTTTCAACAGTGTCTACTAGAAATTGTTCAGAATTATTCACTATCAAATGAACATTCCAATCGGGATTTAATTTACAAAAAGAATATAACGTCATGTACCGCATACACGACATAGTACTATTTCCCCAGTAAAAAAATATATCTTTTAACATTTTAATTTCCTAATAATATATTTACAACTATGTCTGAAACATCATTAATTAAATAATCTTGTGGAACTGTCCACCTATAATCTCTTAAACATATAGCATCAACAACTCTTACTATACACCCAAACTCAGTACCAGTCAAAACGTTAGAGCCACATTCTATAGTTTCTTGTCTCTCAGTGGACCTACGTATAGTTATAGAAGGTACCCCATAAATACAACACTCTTCCTGAACTGTACCGCTATCACTTATTACTAATTTAGCAGTCTGTTCTAAATGGACAAAATCAAAGAAACCAAACGGTTCACTCAAAATAACATTATCTAAAAATTCAAAACTATATAATTTACTTCTAGTTCTAGGATGTACAGAAAATATAACTTTGTAGTCTTTAGCTATAAAATTAATGGACCGTACAATATTATTTAGGGAGTCTTTATCATCCACATTTTCAGCCCTATGTGCTGTAACTAAGATAAAGGACCTTTTCTCTATATTTAACTTCTCTAAAATAGTACTACTATATATTTTATCAGAAAACTTACGCAAAACTTCATATATAGGATTACCAGTTTTAAACACATAGTTTTTATGGTAACCTTCATTAAGTAAATTCTGCTTACTATTATCAGTATATGGAAGATTATATTTAGAAAAACTATCTATTATTCTTCTATTAGTCTCTTCTGGAACTCTTTCATCAAAACATCTGTTCCCTGCCTCCATATGGAACACCGGAATTCCTTTTTTGGCTGCCAACATAGCCAACAAACCAGAATTAGTATCGCCCAAAACTAGAACTTTATCTGGCTTTTCAATATCTAATACAGAAGAAAATTCGGAAAAAGATTCAGATAGAAATTCATCAGTACTATTATCCTCATTCTTAAAGTAATAATCTGGTTTTCGTATACCAAGTTCTTCAAAGAAAATAGTACTTAAGTTAGGATCATAATTTTGATTTGTATACACTAAAACATGATCTACTAACTTATCTAATTTTTCTATAATTATACACAAACGAATAAGTTCTGGACGTGTTCCCACTAAAGTTAAAACCTTCATTAAATATCCTTTAAAATCTCTTTAGTTCGTAAATTAGTAACTTGAAATTCTCTAGTAACCAAAGTCTTAGTCTCATAAATGGCTTTATTTTTCATATGTAAATCCCAATTTTTACCACTGTAATCTGTAAATGGATGCCACTGATGTATAACCATTGGTTCATCTACCATGATAATATCCAAATGTCTATTTTTTATTCTAGCTATAAATTCAGTATCATCATAGCCTATACCGTCTGCAAAATCATCATCAAAACCTCCAATGAAATCCAACTCTTTTTTACCAATAGCTGTACAAAAATTAAAACATCGTGGACTATATTCACTATGCTGGTACCACCTATTCATATGAGGACATTGATCTAATGGGATATTATTAGTAGGCTCTATTACATTAAGTATAGCTTCTGTATCACTACCTAAATAAGGTAACAACTGTTCAGTCTTTTGCTGATCTATTGCATAACAACTATAAACAAGGTATCTATTACGTTTCCAATTATTATACACATGATAAAGTATATCACCAACATGTAAACATTCTGGATTTTGTATAATAACAACGTCACCAGTTGCCTTATTAAATCCTATGTTGTTAGGTATACATGGATTTCGCCACCACTTTTTGGATGGCTCTATTCTAATAACTTTAATAAAACCAAATCTACTTTGTAAATGCTCTATACGTTGGTCTTCATCACTGGCGTCATCTACAACTATAACTTCAAAATTTTTAACTTTAGTATTACACAAACTCTCCAAAGTTTTAGTAAGCAATAACCTTCTATTATGGTAAGCCATAACTATTGAAATTTTCATTATATATACCCTTCCCTTTTAAGTAAAGCTGTCATAGTACAATTTGTACTCATACCATTCTTATTAATATAAGACTTACTTAAAACATGTCCATTGTACCAATGTAAACACAATACATTATTATCATACAAAGGCTCTAAATTGACACCTCTATATAAATTTTGAATAGTTTTATTGGGTGGATGTATATTATATGGATAATAAGTTTCAAAACGAGCGCCAACAGTTTTATGGTATTTAGATCTAATTGAATCTAATGTTGGATAGGCTGCACTAAGCATAACGCTACCAAAAACCTCATGACTAAAAGGAGGTTTTACATGTTTAGTTAACTCAATAACAGAACCTATATAAGGGTCTTCCTTGGCATGCATTAAAATACCTATACTATGACCACCACCAACTCCAGTAATAAAAGATACTACAGCAGATATATCATCTGCTGCAACATCGCCAAAATAATTAGTATTAGCAAAATGTTCTACAGGCTTTAACCAAAGAACATCAAAATCAGACCATACCCCACCCTCATTATATAAAATATTATAGCGAAATATATCAGAACGTAAAATACCATGTATATCTTTACGTACACTAAATTGAGCTAAATCTATAACATTAATGTTCACATAATCAAGGTTAGAAATTGTATCAAAATAATCTTGTCCAACATAATCTGGAATAAAATTAAAACGCATACGGCCCTTGTATTCTTCATCAGGCACATGTACTACAATCTTCCAGTCAGGATTATATTTATGAAAAGAAACCACAGTCAAGGATTGTAGAAAAGACATTGGATTTCCATCCCAATACAAATGTAATTTCTTTGGTATTAAATCCATCAGATAGCTAACTCCTTTACTATCCTCTCCAAATCATAAGTACGTTGTTCATGTACGCATTCATAAAAACCTTTATTATCTATTTCTTCAAGTTTTTGTTTAAGATATTTTTCAACACGATCACTTGTCTTTTGTGATGCTTCAGTCATATGTGCAGGTCTATTATTAATCTTAAAATCTTCTCGTTTAATAGTCTCAATAGAAAGTCTATCCATCATCTCACCAATACTATAAACTATATCATCAGTGATCCACGACTCTGCAGTAGTAGGTTCTTTAATAGATTTTATATCAGAAATGTATTTATTAATACGGGCCTTTGATGCTACTCTATACTCCCCCACACTCCTTGCCACCCACTCTAAATCAGAAATTAATTCAGTACTGACTGTTTTAGTTTTACGCTCAGCTATAGCAATCATATTGGCTTTGTAACATCTAAAATTGGCATCAGAAAGAATATCTACAAACTCCATTAACGTTTCTACCTGATCTTCAGTAAAATGTTTTGAAAAAATACCACCAATATGTTTAAAAAATCCACTAAAATCAATATTCTCCAGTATCATTATTTATCCACCCCTTTGTATTGTTATCTTTTCCTATTATATGAAATTCTTTAACTTTCTCAGTTTTATTCCATTTAAGTGGGGTATAATGAGTATCATGATGTTGTACAGTACAACAAGTACCATCCAGCCTACCATTATGTTGAGTCCTATTTATCAAGGGCCTTAAAGCTTTACAATTATATTCTTTAAAAAATGCCTGAACATTCCAATCCCAACCGTGAGCATTAAAATATTTCTTCGCTAATTCTTTATCAAACCAAGCTCTACTATAGCATTTTTGCCAACCTTCTTGAAAAGTACACCAACCCAAACCTTCAAAAAAAGGCACCTCTTCCAAGGCAGCAAAATCTTCGCCACGAGGGTTAAATCCAAACAAGCCATATGAAATATATGACAAAGGTTCTTTTTTAAAATTCTCACAATACCAATTAGCCAAATTAATGGCATCCGGTGCTAATAAAAAATCATCTTCTATATGCACATTAAAATCAGATTTAAGTTTATCAAAAGCATGACTTAAAACATTATACATATTTGCTATAGCACCCGCATGAGACTTTGTTCCTGATGAGTTTTCCTTTAATAAAATTGTTATAGGAAAACCACAGTTTTTTAAAACATCTATACATGGCGGACAATTCTCAGCACTTGCAATAATTTGATAACCGCTCAAGTCTTGCTGGCCAAGCGTCTGTAAAAATTCTACTAAATAATTGGGCCTATAACCCACAGGAAAAGTAATCGTTTTAATCATGAATTATCCTTATCTTTATCATTTTTAATATAAAACTTACATTTACTACATTTTTCTACATCAGTAGGAGTATAATTACGATTACAAAAACACCATACTCTCTAGGAGCGTATACCAATAGTCGTAATACTTACAATCATCCCTATTATTATATTTTTTCATTAATATCCTTTCAGACGCCCCACCAATAAGTAGGGCGGCTATTTAATATAGACTTAATCCTGATGTTTGTACAGAGCAGGGACAGCTATACTTTTTCGATCTCTTTAATAAATTTCTCAGCAATACATTCCCAAGAAAAGTTTTCATAAATGAACCTTTTTAATTTTTTACCTCTTACTTTGGCCGCTTCACGATTTTCATAAATATCTTTCATAAGTTCTCCACCATGAATTACATTAGGCTCAGCCCAACACTGATCTCCTCTATACCAAGGAGACCACCACATACCTGACACTGGCGTAAGTTGGTAATCAACTAAATAACTATTATCTTCTTTAGCATACTCAGTTGAGCCACCAAAACCAGTTACAACTACGGGTTTACCTGCGGCACCTGCTTGGAAAGGACTTAAACCAAACCCTTCACCTCTATCTAAAGAAACATAACAATCTCCGCGTTGATGTAATGCAGTAATCTCTAATTCGGTCAACATATCAGGAATTAATATTACTTTAGGATGATGCTCCATAGGCATATCTCTTTTTAGTCCTCTAATAATATTACGCACAACCGATTTTTCATTATCACTATAATCATTTCTATAAGTTTTTAAAACCAATACAACATCCTCAATACCAGAAAATGTATGGTAATATGCTTTAAGTAATGCTATTAAATTTTTACGTTCAGTAAATTGAGAAATATTATAAAACATAAAATCACTGTCTGTAACACCAGAAATATTATATTTATTTATATCATGATATTCTTTTTTACTAATTCCGTGTGGAACTACACCAATAGGTACATTGACTCCACTGTCGTTAAATACGTCTACATTCCACTCACAAGGAACCAATACCTTATCAACTGAGCTATTTATATATTTTACCCAATCAGAATGCAGTTTAGTAGTTTCAAAAACAGTATAACCTACATTTTTTGTATTTGGAATGATATAACGACCCCAAAATTCTGGTGTAGTATGTATAATATTGTAGTCAAATTCGATTGGTTTATTGATTAATGACTTAAGTACTTCACCGTCATCACCTAAATCGGGTTGGATTTGTTCAAATGAGATTGGATTTAATGTTAAAGGTACCTCAGCGTTATGAAGTGCCAATATATTACCTCTACAAGCCCTCGCGTACCCAGAATTATCAAAAATAGGACCTGTATATTTTATACCTTTTATCTTCATATCTATAAATCTTCCTTTATAAAACTATGCTAATAATAATACAGTCAGTTTAATAAACTTCATAATTATTAATATAAACACTATAATTAAATTGTCAAGTATTTTTAAGGTGGCTCTATAAGGAGCCACCAAAATTAGAATTAAATTAGAAACTTTCAGTATTAATTGTAGCACCACTGCCTGAAAAATCATCATTAAGAAACGATAATGTAGCTTTATCAAACACCTTTACCCACTGTTCACCAATATTACCTTGCCAATTCAAATCAGATCTGATCCAACTATACGCTTTATCAGCCTTTGCTTTTGCTTCATCATAATTATCATATATATGAATTAATTTATTAACCATATCATCTATATCAACTAACGGCCTTATAACCTCATTATCATGGGGAAGAACAGTATGTAATGTTGGAGTAGTACCACTATCACAAAGATAACCCTTATCTTCAGTAATTATTTCTTCCATTACGGTATTTCGAGGCATTAGTACTGGCGTACCTGCAGCCATAGACTCACACCAACTCATTCCCCAACCTTCACCCAATGTTGTACTTACAACAAGATCTGAAGCATTATAAAGCGCATTCACAACCTCAATAGGATAACCTTGATTTGGGCCAAAATTTTCAGGAAACACTACATCTTCTTTAATAGTAAGACCATAAGACTTGACCACCTCATTCAAATTCCACCCTTGATCTTGAGCTGCCATATGAAGGTATAGTAAAGAGTTAGGTACTTTCTTTTTAAATTCTTTAAATGCTGCAATAGTTCTAGGGATATCTTTTCTGTGTTGATTTCTATTTAAATTTGTAATTATAAATTTATCTGCACCTTTACCGAAAAAACTTTTTCTAAAACTAATTACATCTTGCTCTGGTAACCTTCTAAAATCAGTAACATTAGCTCCGTGATAAATAATATCTATATCACCTGCATCTGGATAAACAAGTTTAGAATTATCCACAGCATATTGTGAGTAAGTAACTACATGATCAGCGGTGGTCACATTCTTTATCCAACTTTCTTTCGGCCTACCATCAATTGGATAATAACAAATGGACTTAAATTTTTTGCCCTGAGCTTTCAATGCTGGTAAAACCTGCGGCATAAAATCTAAAATAAAACTATCTTGTAAAAGAAACAAGATATCATAATCCATTTGTTGCATCATAGCGGCAGCTTTTCTACGCCCATAAGGGTCCTTGTCACCATTAATACCGGCAGGCCAAATACGATAAGGGAAATTATGTGGATCTCCCCAATGGTTAATCCCAATAATGTCTATTTCATATCTACCAGTTTTATAAAGAGCTTCAAAAATGTTCCTAGATACAGTTCCAAAACCAGTTGCTGTATTGGGCGCATCGCAAAATGCCAAAACTTTAGTCTTATTGGAAATTTGTTTACTTAGTTTTCTATTTTTTGTCATAATTTTATCATCCTTTAATAAATATAATTATATCTTCTATACATAATAGCCTGGTACCAAGCTTTATGCCATCTTCTATTTTGGTTTGCTCTATTATTACATGCTCTGCAAACTGTTATTAAATTTTCAGGACCACAATTTGTTTTAACATAGTCTATATGATGCACTATTAAGTCATATGGATTATTTGAATAACAAGAGGGATTTAAACACCTATTACCATCACGATCTTTTATATCCTGTTTATATTCTACATCTTTCCAAACAGAACAGTAACCTTCATTAGAAATTCCACCGCGCCACGCATAATTTCCAGGGCCAGATATTTTTATAGCATGACATGTAGGACATCTATAACCACCGTTATACCAATCGGTAAAAGTTATACTATGCTCATGCCCATACGGACATCTATAATCTAATTTTTGTTTTTGATTAATATATTTAGTAGTTAAAAGTGTATAACACTCTTTTTCAAATTGTTCCCTAACAAAAATTATAGTAAACCTTACATTCTTAGCACAATATTTACATCTAAATCCAGATTGCCAATTACCAAAAGTCATAGAAGTACTATGCCCTTTAGGACAAACAAGGTCTAATTTAGTCCTACTATTAACATAAATTTTACTAATTAAAGTATATCCTTCGGACTCTATACTATCTTTAACATCCTCATACTTTAATCTATAACTATCATGTGCACAATATGGGCAACGTTGCCCCTTCTGCCATTCAGAAAATCCAATTTGATGTATATGATTATTAGGACACTTATATTTTAATTTGTATTGTACACCCTTATATTCAGTACTTAATAACTCATAACCTTCCTCCTCAAACTTAGACTTTACAAATTCATATGTTAATTTTTTCATATCAAATTACTTCTTTGTTTTCTTTGCCTTTGGTATCTTTTTTGTAGCAAGGAAGGGCGTTGTATAGTTGGTAGTAGCACTATTCTGTATAGCTTTAGCTGCTGCTGGATTTTGTGAACAATAATTATCCACAGCTTTTTTATTTAACGACATCATACCAATCAAATCTTCTACAGGAACTATTTTAGCAACTTCTCTAGGATCGTAATTAGTTCTAGCATTCTGTCTAATAATCAACTGCTCTTCATCACCTTTCAAACCAGTACCATCACGTTGTATCTTTTCCATAGCTAACATATTAAGTTCTCTTTTACGCATGTCAAGTATTTTTATTGTACTAGTTATTCTTTTATATTCTTCAATTATTTCATTATCTGTTAATTTAGATAGTGGTAAAAATTCTTTCTGACATTTTTTACATGCTTTTTCATAAGCGGGGCAATAATCCTTGAAATCACACCATGGACAGAAAATGTTCAACGATGCTGGCGCATCTTTCTCTTCTTTAAGTTCTGTCATCTGTTTATGCACTTCAGTAAGATAATCATTGAACTCTTCTCGTTGTTTTGGTGTTCTATATGTAAATACAGGCTCACTTTTTAGCATATCCAAACACAAAACTACACGTTTATATTGAGGCCACAGCATACCCGCCACCAAATCATATAAAGATAACTGTAAATCCTCCCGCAACTGATCTGGTGTGGGGGCAGTTTTAGAAGTCTTATAATCTATAACTAGTAAAGTATCTTCATCAAGCTCTACAACCTTATCAATTGCACCAATTAAAGGCACCCCTTGGGTAGTTGTTAAATCTGGATATTTACTTTTAGGAAAACCAAAAGGCAACTCCAAATTAATTATACGTTTCCCTAATTTGAAAGAATCTAACCTAGATTTAACAAGTACTTTACCTTCAGCATGTACATCGTGAGCCTCAATACCTTCTCTAACAGATATTTTATCATAATAAGCCATTATCTTTTTTATCTCAGATTTTGTAAACTCTTCTTTATCCGGCCCGGCTTCCATCCATATATTACCTGCTAGCTCTAAAGATTCATGACAAGCTAAACCTAACTTAAATGATGGGTTAGAAAGTTTAGGCAAATGTTCCACATAACCAAACCAATATCTTTTTTTACAACGTAAAAAAGAACTAATCCTAGTTGCACTTAATTTTATAACTTTACCCATCTACTCTGTCTCCTTATCCGCTAAAAATAATTCTAGATCATATATAACCAGTTGTAAAAGCGCATTAGTCAATCGTTGTTTAAAGTCCGCAAACACATCAGTTACGTCCTCTGACTTAACAAATAAAACCTCTTCTTCCTCTTCAGAACCTTCTACTGGAAAATAAAGTAAGTAGTAATTCAAATCATATGTTTTTGTTATATCAAACTCATCTACACGTTCTCCCATAGTATCCATAAGAAACTCTTTAGCATCTTCGGTAAGACTTCTACCTGACTTCTTAAAAATATCTACACAACGAGTTAGCGCTTCAGTTTTAAAAGCTTCTTTTAAGGCATGTGCCCTAATACCATTATTTGTACAAGAATCCATATTCTTTTTCCTCTTTTATAATTTTATACCCCTCTGTATGTATATAATATATGTATTGTGCTATAGAATCTGCCACATCGTTATGTGTCTTAAAAGATTCTTTATCTGTCCAACCAAGTAAATCATGTATAACCTCAAAAAGGTCCTCTTTCTTTTTAGTACAAAAGAAAGCCTTAACAGTCTTATTACTTACAATGATAGGGGCAGCGCCGATAAACTCATACACCACCTGTTCCGCCACCCCACCAAACTTAGCTAGAAGTTTCACTACAGCTGGGTTCCTACCTACAAAAGTATCCTCAATAAGTACTATCGTAGGTTTGTATTTCTTAAGAAGTTTTAACAACGTTGCTCTAAAATAAGTCAATCTTACAGAAGTAGTATCCTTATTTGTAGTTTTAATAGTTCCAAATTTTGTATTATTATACCTTAAATTATAATATGACCACCCTGTAGATGATGCTGAAATATCTAAACTAAATACTCTAATAGAACTCATTACAATTTCTTTAAAACCTCCAACTCCTCATCACTAAGAACATCTAATTTAGGTTCTAAAGATCTAAGTACTACTATAATATCTCCAGAAGGACCGCCATTTTTACCTTTAGGTCCTTGCCCTTGAAGACGTAATTTCATACCATCTTTAGCAGCTGTTGGTATAATAATACGTACAGATTTATTATTTACATATTTAATACCTGTACCATTACACGCGGTACACTCATTAACTACACGTCTACCTGTTCCTCTACAAGCAGTGCAAGGTGCTGCAGTAGACATTTGAACACCCTCACTATTATTTCTACGAACAATCATACCAGAACCTTTACAAACAGAACAAACCTCAAAAGATTCACCACCACGACCATTACAAACAGGACAAATATCCTCATAATTTAAAACTACATCTTCTTCACCACCCAAAAGTAACTTTCCAAAAGCAACTGGCGTTTCTAAAACTACAGTTCTTCCTTGCTGAGGCGCATTTGGATCTTGGCGACGTTTATTTATATTTGAAAAAATATCAAAAGGATTAAAACCTCCAGCAGCGAAAGGGTTCCCACCACCAAATGGTGAGGGGTTATCATATTCTGCACGTTTTCCATCATCTGATAGAACATCATATGCTTCAGAAATTTCTTTAAACTTCTCTTCCGCTTCAAGATTTCCAGGATTTTTATCAGGATGATATTTAATAGCTAATTTTCTATAAGCTTTTTTAAGTTCCTGCTTATCAGCATTTTTTTCCACCCCAAGTATACTATAAAAATCTTTAGTTGTCACAACACTCTACCTTCCAAACAAACCCACAATTAGAATCATCACATCTATACACATCTTTTTCACACTCATGTGCACGCTCACCACATCTTAAACAGGTGTGTAGAGTATCTTGCATAGTAGTATTTTCATCAGTTCTTTCCATATGATTCTCCTATTGTTCTACATTTAAAATCTCCAAAACCATTCCATCAATACTGACAGTTTCATCGTCAAATACAAGACCAAATGGCGAAAAAATCTGATTAGCTTCTAATGAAGGGTACTTTTTTTCAGCTAGAAGTACTTTAGTGATTGATGGTAAATATATAGTATCATTAGCTAACAAATCAAACTTGCCAGAATCTTTATCGAATATTTCTGGGCCGATTTCATTATAGACACCTCTACGTGTAATTGTTATATTTAATGAACCTATTGTTTTAAATCTAGTTTTATTTAAAGGTAACAAACACATAGTTGGCAAACCTACATAAATATTTTCCTGGGTCATTACATTAAATCCTCATCAGTTGCTGGAGCAAAAGCATCAATTACTACTTCAGTCCAATATTTTTTATCAGCGCCACCACAATGTTTACATTTACCGTCATAAGAACTTTCCTCGATATGCCCCTGAACTTTAACATAATCTTGTGGATTTACATCTTTCAAAGCCTCAGCAACATCAGCCCAAGCAGCAATCTTAATATACTGCTTCTTATCATTAGCCAATGGAATAACCAAACTACCTTTAAAAAGTGGAGTGTTGTACTGTCCTACATTTTTAAAAGTTGGACGTGAAATAGTTCCTACCAAAATTACAAAATTTTTTCCTAACATAATATTATTTCCTTTATTCTTTATATATTAATAATCACACTCACCTCGCGCGGCTGAGCTTTTCGTTATTTACAAATATAATATAACACACATATTTTATTTGTCAAGTAAATATTTTAAACATAGTTAGACAAGTAGTAATATACCTGTTCTTTAGTTAAATCTGCTGGATCTAATCCTTTACCATTTTCATCTGTTTCTAATATAAATTCAACATACATTTTTAATTTACCATTCAATAAATTGAATGTTCTACCAATAGCATCTGCGCCGGCTTCATCATTATCAAAAAACATAACTATCCCAGAGTGTGCAAACGAATACAACAAACTAGCCTGACCAACAGTGATTCCGGCACCCATACAGGCTACTACATTAGTTATACCATAATCATAGAGACGCCATACACTTTTAAAACCTTCTACTAAAATCAACGGTGAATTACCAGCTGATTCTTTAATACTATTTAAATTATATAAAACCTTATCTTTATCAAAATTAGGTGTAAGTATGTATTTTTTACCATCACTAACATTTTTACTAATATCTCTAAGACTATAAGCTACCAACCCATTATTAGCATCATATATAGGAATTATGTCTCTAACAGTACCCTCAGCATCCGTATAACCACCAGCTATATTAAAGTAATCCAATGTCTCATTACTAAAACCATCATTATTAAAATGATTAGACCTAAATGGTTTATAGTATTTTAAGCGTTGCTCATCTACAACTGATGGTTTACTTCTATTAACCATCGAATTATTAATAAAGCTTTCTCGTTCACGTTTACGTCTATAAGCAAACAACTTACCACTGGACACAGAGTCTACACCTACTAAATTTTCCAAATACTCCAATGCTTCTATAAAACCACAAGAATTTACAGTTCTAACTAATGCAACCATGTCCTTACCATAAGACTCATGGCATTTATGTGTGAAACAAGTCCAAGTCTTAAAATCTTTATTAATTCTAAATGCAGTTGCATTATCACCACCATGAATTATGCATGCTGCCCTAGCTTCTTTAGGTGTTTCGTTTGTAATCTTAAATCCAAGAGCTTCTGCTAGATAGACAGGATCTAATAAATCTTTAACAGCATCTACTCTATCTCTAATAGATCTTTTTTTAGCCAAGCTCGTCTGCATTATAACCTTCCACATAAGGATTCAAATCGTCAGAAAACATTTCATCAAGTTCATCGGTATTAGTAGTCTCCATACCAGCTTGCATAAAAAACTGATCACCCGGAGGGACTTCTCTAATAAGAAGCCTACTCTTAAAGAAAGTATAACCTATTCCCTCTTGTGGCGTAGATCCACCACGACGAGTATCTTTTATAACAAGTTTATACTGTCCACCCTCAATACCACACTGTTTTCTCTCTTCCTCAGTTCTATAAGCCCACATAGCCACAATATCACCAAACCTTGCAATTCTATCACTATCAGCAACATCATTCTGCTTATTAAGCTGAACCGCAGTTAATGCAGGTATATTTAAAACACCTGATAAATCTTTAAGTTTAGTAGTAATATCACCCAACAACTGATATTCCTTACGAGTACCATCTGTCGATGCCAGATCAGGCTCCTTCAGATAATCAAAAACTATCAATCCAATATCTTCTTTTAATTTATACTTCTTACACAAAGCCACCACTTTATCTACACTATAATTAGGCATATACTTATGGAATATCTTACCATCATTAGCAATAGTATTTCTTGCCCTCATAATTTTACCATAATCTTCCCTACTATAACCACCATGTTTAATATCACGCTCTTTAACACCTGATATTATAGAAAGAGCTCTGGTTTTCCATTCAGTATACGTCATCTCTGTATCTATATAAAGTACAGGTACATTTTGTTTATAGGCATTGTAGATAGCTATATTGGTTAGAAAAGTACTCTTACCCATCTTCTTACGAGCACCAATAATCATAAGAGTACCAGGAATCATACCATCTATCTGTCTATCAAGTATGGGAAATCCAGTAGATAAACCAGTCATAGCTACATGTTCATCTTTACGTTCAGCTATATAGTCATCTAATGTCTCACCAAATAAAATAGGCTCATCATTTATAGACGCTCTAGTAGACATATCTAACATGTTAGTTTCTACTTGATTTATAATCTCAGCACTAGTTTTACCTGATTGACTATTATTTTCAACAGTTTTTGTATGACCACTTAAAGCAAGGTACAATTTATATTTAGTACTAGCTTCAATAATTTGTTCCACGTAAATACTAAAGTTTTCTGATGAAGCTTCTATATTAAAAATTGACTGTATATAAGAAATACCCCCTACTAAATCAATAACACCATCACTTTGTATTTGATTTATAAACAAAGTCATATCAATTTTAGGCACACCTTTAGTAACTAAATTACCTATCATAGCATAAATCAGTTGATGTTCTTCTACTAAAAAGTCAGTAGCTTCAAGTTTAGATGATACATCATAATAAAAATCTAAACTTTTCAAACAAAAAGACAGTACAGTACGCTCATCTGCAGGCCTATAAAAAAGCTCTCTAGCTAACTCAACACTCACAACTATCTCCTCTCACGCCTAGTGGTAAAAAGTTCTTGTTCTCTTCTACCAAGTTCACGCTTAAACGTAGCGATATACTCACTTATTGCCTTATCAATACCATCTATACGAATTAACTCTTCATCAAGATTATTTATTTCCTCTGTAACCTTGCTGAGCTCAGCTGTAGTATTAACCAAATACTCAGTTTTCTCGGCTTTAGTTTTGTATTCCTTTGGTATTTTAGAAGTACTCAAACACATCAGAACTGAAGACTCATAAAATCTTTTCTTTTTAACCAGTTGAGCTTTAGCTTTATTCTGCTCGGCTTTAAAATAGATTAGATATTGCGCCAGCGCCAAAGAATATTTACTCACAGTCTCTGTAGACAAAGAATCTAAATTGTTAGGACTAAACCTCCAAACCTCATCTAAAAAGACCTGGTCCACAACAATCTTATTAAAAGATAGTACACCTTCGTCCATTGTCAACCCTCCGCTAAAAAATTTTTAAGAAACTTTGTCATCTTCAATACGTTCTTTTAAAGGTCTAAAGTCAAACATGCCTGTGCAAAACAACTCTTCGGAAATCTTTTCTCCAAACTCATCATAAAGAGGAAGACGGTGTGCTTCCATAGGAAGAACTTCACCCCGCATATTCACACTCACCTGCCTACATTGAAGACTTAAATTACAATACTTACAGTCTCCAAGAATTGTCCCATCGTCTAAAATTTTAAAATCAGGACAATCTTTATTATATTTAATGGAATCCTCTGTAGGACCGCCATTATCATCGTAATTATTAATTTTAATTATAGTCATAATTATATCTCCTGTGCATTATTGCTTGGTACCATGCTTTATGCCATTTTCTATTTGTGTTAGCTCTAGAATTACATGAACGACAAACTGTTATAAGATTGGATGGGTGACAGTTCTTTTTGTTATAGTCTATATGATGGATAGAAAGAACCTCATCATTACCATAACAATAGGGATTTAAACACTTATTACCGTCACGTTCACGGATGTCTTGTTTGTATTCTTGATCTTTCCAAATCTCGCAGTAAGGTTCAAAAGATTTACCGCCTTTCCAATTATAATGATTTTCAGCTGAATTACTTATAACTGCACACGTAGTACATCTTCGACCTTGTTGCCACTTAGTCCAGGCAATAGAATGTTTATGCCCAAAAGGACAAATATATTTTAATTTAGTATGGGCACCATCATAAGTACTAATAAACAATGTATAACCTTCTTTATCAAACTCTTTATGTATAAAATCAATAGTTAGTTTTATATTATTATTGGAACATTCTGAGCACCTTTGCCCTTTTTTCCAATTATTCCAAATCATACTGTGTCTATGTCCTACTGGACAAATATATTTTAATTTATTACTATTATTTACATACGTAGTGGTCAATAATACGTAACCTTCGCTCTCAAAAGATTTCCTAACAAAATCTATAGTCAATCTTGCATTACCAGCACAATAAGGACATCTGTTACCTACCCTCCAAGCTTCCCACGTTATAGAATGCTCGTGACCTTTAGGACATCTATAATTTAACTTAGTATGACTATTTAAATAAGTTTTACTTAATAAAGTATAACCCTCTTTTTCAAACTCTTTACGTATAAAACCTATATTCAATTTTGCATTACCAGCGCAATAAGGACATCTATCACCATGCATCCAATTTTTCCAAGTTATTGAATGCTCATGGCCATTGGGGCATCTGTAATCTAATTTAGTATAATTATTAATATACTCCTTTGAGAGGAGGGTATAACCCTCACTCTCAAAAGAAGATTTTACAAAATCATATGTTAATTTTTTAGCCATAACTCACTCACAAAAACCATCTTCATTTTCCATAGCTCTATTTATTTTATCCATAACCAAATCTTCTGTAATAACTTCATCGTAATTTATACGAACTAAACAATACCCGTTTTCTTCTGCCCAAATACGTTTCAAATTGTCACGCTCACGTTGTTGTAAAAAAGCTTTCTTATCACTATGAAAATGACTAACAAATTTTGTATGTTGTTGGCCTTGAACCTCTATAAAGACACCGATTTTCTTTATATAAAAATCAAAAAATAACCGGTGCCCTTTGTATTTTACATAATGCTCACAAAAAACCTTTTTAACTGGTTTACTCGGGAACAGTTCCAAAAGAATATTGTGGACCTGAGTTGCTATGTGACTCATATGCTTTTTCTAATCCTGTCATTTTAATTACACTACCTCTCAAAGAATTAAACAATTCTTTGTTCTCACGCAAATATTCAACAGTCTGAAATTCACCTTGAGCTATATTTTCACCTTCATATTTAAACCAAGAACCAGCCTTTTCAACCAAATCCAGACTAACAGCAAGAGTCAACAGCTCTTGTACGTGATCATAACCCTTACCGTAAATAAGGTTTAGATCTGTCTTCCTAAAAGGCTCACCTAGTTTATTTTTTACAACCTCAAAAATTGTAGTATGGCCATATACTTCGCCAGTTGCTTTATCTACCAATCTACGTGCTTTAGATTCTGGGCCTTGTACCTTTATTCTACCGGTTGCCCAAAAATTAAGTGCCTCTCCCCCTGTAGTGGTGGTAGGATCACCGTAAGCACCTACTTTAATACGTGTCTGGTTTACAAAAATTAATAGAACATTATTTTCAGCAGCTTGTGGAGTAATTTTACGTAAAGCCTTACTCATCAAACGGGCTTGTAACGCCATAGAATCCTTATCCATATCTGCCTCAGCTTCAGCTAATGGAATTAGAGCACTAACACTATCAATAACAATAACAGAATACTCGCCAGTTTGTATCAATCGCTCACAAATGTCCAAATTAGGCTCTCCGCCATAAGCTTTGATCATTGTTAATTTTTCTGGATCTACACCATAATTTTCAAATAATTTAGGATCGACAGCTTGTTCTGCATCTATATAAGCACACTTTAAACCCCTTCTTTGGGCCTGTATAACCACATGGACACCCAATGTACTCTTACCACTACTATTGGGGCCAAACACCTCATAAACGCGTCCTATAGCCATCCCACCTCTACCTAATGCTATATCCAAACCTAATGAACCTGTACTAATAGTCTTAATATCATCAGCACTTTCAGACATTGGGTTAATAACATTACCATACTTTTTCTTAATTGCCGCCATTAAGGCATCTGTTGATTTGTTTGTGTTCTCAACTACACTTTTTTTAGCCATACTATTCCTCCCCGTTAAACCAGCCAAACTGGACATTCTTTAATTTTATATATTTTTCTGTATCAATATCTGCTTGAGCTGCTGCTCTATCCGTACGTAACTCTTCATTATTTAAACAAGTAATAATACTTTCAGTTATCCAAGCCATTTTTTTCTGACCAAATACAGCACGAAACATAGCTAACACATGACCTTCTATTTTCAAAGTGTCTAAATTATTAAACAAAGTAATAATTAATTTAGATGCAAAAGCCAATGCCTGTTTCCTATTAAAAGAATAGTTATTCTCTATATTTGCAATCAAGGCTTTAGCTGCAGCTATATCTGCCCCAGCATCCCTATTAGCTACAATGTTACCACATCGAAACCGTAAAAAATTATAATAGTGGTTTACTAAACTTGGCAAATCTTTAATATTATTAGTATAAGTTTCACACTTAGTAACAGCAAACGAGTGCTTTTCTAACAATAAAATACAATTACTAAGCACTGCATCAAATAAAGTACTATTGGGTTGTAAAAAATTACCTTCTTTAAAGGTATCTATAGATGAAATTAACGGAGATAGCTGCTCCAATAAAACTTCTTTATCCACAGACATATTTGTTATCTCCTAACAAGACTTACCAAATAAGCACGATGATCATCCCAACCAACAGACTCAACAGTCATACCTTGACGTTCATCACCGCATTTCAATCTGACTTCATCATCAGCGATAGTTCTCAATATGTTTAAAAAATCTTTCCCATCAACATCTATTACAAAATCAGGTAAATCTTCAAACTCACCATATTCAAAAAGAGCTTTATCTGTAGTTAAATTAAGCTCATTATCTTTAAGTTCTATTGTCAATCTGTTATGATCATCAGAATCCCAAACATCCTCGATAGATGATACACCATTCAGTAATGTATTTTTATCAAGAACTAACGACTTATCTGCAAGCTCAAAAACCCTACTATATTCAGGATATTCTCTATACATAGCACTCTTTGACCAATAAACTACATTATCAAAGGATAACATATTTTTAGTTCTTTGTAACTCAAAAAATAACTGAGTGTCATCTGTAAGAAGTCGTCTTAGCCCAGAAAGAAATTCAAAGGATAAAAAGTATTCCCCATCTTTAAGAGGCCCCTCACCCTTAATAGTAAAATCAGAAACGACAGCGCCATTTGTAGTAGTAAACTTAACTGCGGAATCTTCTACAAGAACACGCAAGCCACGCACATAATCCTGAACACTGTTTTTATCAATAGCATAAAAACTTTTTTCAATAGCGGTTTTAATTATACTAGAATTTAAAATAAGATTGGGTTCTTGTATATTAACCTCAGTTAAAAAAGCCGAAGGTGTTTGTGTATCTAACTTAAGACGGCTATTAGTTATACGGCCACTTTCGTTATGAATCTTGGCATATACAATTAGTTTTCCATCTTTAGTTTTAAAAGCGAACTTTTTTACACCATATTCACCATCCCATGGTGAGAATGTCATAAAAAATGTCTTTATTTGACTAAATAGAAGAGACGCCTGACCAGGCGCGGTAACAGTTGCTGGAACTTCACAGGAAATTCCAGAACTTCCATTATTAGATATGAAAAGTACTTTATTATCATGTACTTTTATGAGAACTTGGCCATCAAAATCTGCGGTATTAAGCTTAGCAGTAACACCCAACAGTTTAACAGCATACTGTGCGTCCTGTACCTTTAAATCAAACTCCATTAATTTTACTCCGTATTTTAATTGTTATTATTTTATAATCACATATAAGTTAGTTAAACAACTACCAACAAATAACAATATAACACATAAAATAAAATTGTCAAGTAATTATTTTATGTGTGTTATTTTTTTTCCGCAACAACTACGAAATATAATAACACACAAATACTGTTTGTCAAGTATTAAATCTACATTAAATATACCAAATTATCATTATTATCATAAATAAGGTTGTCATCCACATCATAAATAATTATATATGGACTAATTGAGGCTGTTAATGTTCTATTAGATTTGTACGTACGTTTAACACTAGACGCTATATGAACAGAAAGGTTAGCTTCCTTTTTAGGCTCAGCTTTAATAAAACATCCCAAATCATTCTCCTTCAAAGCTGTGACTCGATCTACCATATCTTTAATGGCTTCATCTATAGAAGAATAATGTTTCAAATTAAATATATATTTTCTATTTACCTTTGATCTATCGACACCTTCCGGCAAATCTGTTAGAGTATAACCTTTAACCTGCACTACCCACTGATCATCCACAAACTCTCTATAAACTTGCTGGTTTCCAGAAAAATAATAATAACTACTAACATAATTACTAAATGTCAATTCCACATGACGACGCCACTCTTCAACATTAGCATGATTAAGTTTTAATGTTATAAACTTTTTCTTAATAGCTGATGCCTCATGAGACAAAGGTGAGTACGCACGAGCAAATACTGGTAGATCAACCTGCATATAATTGACATTTATAGTTGCTGAAAGATTTGTAATATTATAGTTATCTATAACACGTCTATATGTAAGCTCTTGTGCATGGAAATCGTCTAAATAAAAACTACTATGAGTACCTGACCAACCTCTCCAAAAAGTATCATCAAAATTAGTATTATGTTTGGTTACCTCTATACTAGAAATATTATATTCTGAAGATGATCTTTTAGAAAATACCTCTACTTCCCTTAAATATAAATCAGTAGAATCATAACACACTATCCAAACTGATCTATATCTGATATTATTTGGATTATCCAAATTAAAAACCTTCCATTCATTGATTGACCAGTAACCAGCGTCGAAAGGTTCGTTAACTGTAAATAAGACAGTACCACTATAAGGATCAGTAATAGCAGCAGCGTCAGAAGCTCTAATTTCAAAATTGTAAGGTAATTTATTAGTATACTCATAACTAAAAAAACGTAACTGTTTTAGCACTTTGGCATCTACAAATGTATATCCAAAATATACACCTGGCCCAACAGAACTATTCCAAATAGTTCCAGTATTATTATCAAATAAATTAACAGTAGTACCAGAACTACCAAAAGATGTACCGATGGAGGTATTAGTTGAAGTCAAATCATCATCATCAAGTGACATAAAAGGCAAGTCTTCAAAAGTTTCTACAACATTGGCAGAAATATCTTCATATGTCAACATAAAAGATTCTAAATCCCAATCAAAATCTGTGCGTACTCTATACCAATTATTATTACCAGATATTGTTCCAGAAGATACCGTCGTCCAAATATTATCCACATAATACTTTAACGCACCATCATCATCAAATGATATACCAAAAAGAGTCGTATCTTCAGTAGTATATAATCTAAAAGCTGGTTGATCAGCACCCCCAACTACATATATATAAAACTCAAAATAATCTAAATGGGACCCACCTAACCATTCATTAGGTTTATAGGTAACCACAGTACCTAATGATGAATAATCTGAATTATAAAGCACTAAAGGGTTATTTCTAGGAACCGGGGGTTCTGTAATAATAGTGGTTACACGCTCCCGTTCCCAAGGAGTAACACCATCATCATCAAGAAAGTACTCAAAATCATAATGCTCTTTGAACAAGTCTCCTGAAGTTGTCACCACCACGTCTGATAATAATTGAATTAGTGATATAGATATCTGTGTAGACGTAGGTACTCCAACAGTATACACAAATTTAACATAACGAGCTTCTATAGTATCAAAATTTAAAGTTTTATCAAGAGTATTAGTCAATAATTCACCTAACGGTTCGGTTGCCACTAATACCCACTCATCAGATTGATATTTTCTTACATAAACCAATAAATCATCATAAAACAATGAATCTGTGACTGGAGGTGAGTAAATATATAAACGGATTCCAGATAGTCTATGAATCTTACTAAGTGTTAAATAAATAGTATCTGTATGCTCCCCATATATAGAAGCATGAAGTGGTATTGAAGATCCTGTATTACCATCAAATATAACATTTTTTTGATCTATATTTAATACTACTTCGGGTTGGTCATCTATTACACAGACAACACCGCTACGACTTAAATCTACTAAGTATTCATCCACATCAGTAGTTGATAACACTTCAGCCTCTTCAACATAGCGTATTGCTGAATCTGTAGCACTTAATTCTGGGTCTTTAGTATAATATAAAACATCACTTTTTAAGACAGCTAAATTTAATTCTAAAGTATCTATTTCAGTATAAGTTTTAAATTCACTATATTTTAATGTTACAGATGTATATTTTATAGGCTCTTTAAACACCCTTAATGTTATACTATTCTCTTCATAATAATCGTAACTATTTATAACAGCGGCCAAATCAATTATATTTGAACCATCAGTACCAAACACAGATATTGATAAATTTGTACTATACATAGAATAAAGCTGAGACAACAAATCCCTATAAGATGAAGAAAAACAACTAGGATTAACAGAAGCAGCAAGATCTAAACATTCTAAATAAGATAAAGAAATTAATGTACGTACATATACAATTTTAGGATAAATCACCGCTCCTAAATTTAAAGACTGTCCTTTAGGGATAAGAGTGACTGCCAAATCAGTCACAGGTACACTATTTATAAAAGCATTTAAATTTGTCCTATAATAAGATTGTATTTGGATTGGTAAATTTTTAAGTGTTTCTATACTCAAAAAAGATTTTAAAGTTACCAACAAATTCACAGAAGGTACTGGGTTAATTGTAATTGGGACATCATATGGGCTCTTAGCATAAGCTATATTAAAATTAACATCTATAGTATCCCACCCATATAAACTAAATGCTAAATTTTCTGGAGAAACAGCCGTCATAACAGCCGCCAAATCATATAAATAGGTAGCTTTAATCGTCGTAGACAGATTTACATAAGATATTGCATGTATATATTCAAGTAGATTTGTTTCTTGCCAACCACCAACACTAAAAGATAAATCAGATAAATCAGGATGTAATATTTTAAATATATCTAATGTTAAATCAGCAATATCTGAAAAATTAGGTTTTAAATAAGCTGGAAGTACCTTTTGTAAAGAATTAAAAGCTTTTATAACTTCAGGTAATTCCTTACTTTCTTCTCGTAACCAACCTTTAATTATAGACGATACTTCTGTAAATGATGGCAAAAAAGTTTTAACATATGCATCAAAATCTGTAAAAGAACTAAAATTTTGTTTGACATAAGCAGGTAAATCTAACAGATTGTTTAAAGAATACCCTTTAGTTGATATAAATACATCAGAAATTCCAGAAGAGGCACCTTTGACCAAAGTACCAAGATCATAACTGCTGGATAATGTTGATTTTATATAAGCAAATAAATTTACTATATCTGCAATAGCTTTTATATAACTACCTAAATCACGTATCCCACCATAGATACAATCTTGCTTCAATATTTGAACATTATATTGGCTATAGCCGACAACATAAGTCTTGCAAGATTTAAGATAGTCATTTTCAAACTGCATAGTCTGTATGGCAGCACCAAGATCTTTTGACAGCGATCCAAAATCAAACTCTAAATTTTGAAAACTAGGTGCTGAATACCCAGCATCTGTAAATAGAAATGGGGTGTTATTTATAAATGGTGGTTCATAAGAGGACATAAGTTATTAATTTCCACCTATATTTTCAGGAGTTATATAATCATATATCAAAGCATTGTATTCAGATTCGGTATGTAACGCCACAACATAATGTTCATCAAAATGAATGGAGTTTAGTGCGAATGATCCATCATCATTTGGAACAGTCTCATCTATAAGCTCCCCCGTAGACCTCAAATACATACGTAGTACAGCATTAGGATAATTTACTGTACCTCTACACGCTGTGACACCCACACGTTCTACTAAAAGCCCTTGTATACCGTAATACATTGCCCTAATCCAAGGCACGGAGCGTTTAATTTTAGATATTTTGGCGTTATTTATCTTACCATCAAAATGTTCAGAAGTTGTAGTTATAGCCCTAGCATCATAACCAAACCATAAATTTACTGAATCAAGTGATTGTATAGAGGTAGTGTTGGTAACCGGGTCTTCTTCACCATTTACAATCAAACCAACTGTAGAATCAGCTCTAGTAATTGCAGTATAACTCCAAGTCCCCAATTCAAAGTTGGAACTTGCTGAGGCATCATCTGCCCAAACACCTACATTGTAGGTATAGCTACTACTATAGCTAACTGACATAGGACAATAATAGTCAAATGAAATACCAGCTATGCGTGAAAACGAAGAAATTGAATCGAAATTATGATAAGTTTCTATTGTATACTCTGTTTCTAACTCCGAGTAATCTAAAGCTTCAGACATTAACCTATCGTCATCACCATCAAAATCTATAGCTGGACCTAAAACACCACCAACCACACTATTAGATCCCATACTATCTGTTGCTATTAAGTGTCTGTTATTAGATGTAGAATCTAACATACTGTACGACGTACTACTAGGTATCTGTGCAAAATGGTAAACCCCCACATAATCAGAATCCCATACATTTTGGGCACCTGAACTTCCAGTAAATCCTGTGTAATATGGTAAATAATCATCGGACGAAAAAATTGAAAAAATGGTACCAGAAATAGAGCTTACTTCTGGTAATTTAGTATATAACAATAATTCTCTATTATCATAGTCATGGTAAAAAACTTCTGTAAAACAGTACTGATTATTATTATCTAAAACATTAAATCTTAAACCAGTAGTAGTTGTAAAAAGATTGGTATATTCAACTTCCGTGAAATTATCAGAATTAAGATGTACCATTATTGGAAAATCCACCAAATCCTCATCAACATAGTCGGGTTTTACTATAAAACCGCTTAACGATGATGTGCCTGCAACTGTTTGCGAAACTTGTAATATGATATTAACGGACGTCGGCGTTACCTCACCCTCATCCACCGACAATATTCCATAAGAAACTGATGGCAAATACCCTGAAAAACTAACAACAACACAATAAACATCTAATAATGTAGTATAAAAAACAAAATTACCGGATGAATCGCTATAAGTAGTCCCTTCCAAAATTGAAGTTTCTTGGTGAAAAACTCTTATAGTGGCATTATTTATAGGAGACCCATATATATCTTTTATATTCCCAACAATAATAAAAGGTAATGCTAAATCAACCAACTGCCCAGTTAGACTTGCTGTCTCGGCAACCACCCAAGAGTCTGTACGACATACTGAAGATACTCTAACTTCAGAAATAGCATGGCCCCCTAAATAACTACCATTGTAATCAGAACAAACACCCAAAACAGTATCAGTTGTCACTGCAGTACACGCAATACTCCCACAAAGAACAGCATCTACATAAGCAGTAAGAGATCCACCATTATAAGTACCAACAATATAATCAAAATCTGATCCCCGTGTAATATTTGTATTAAAATCATTATTCCAAAACGAAACACCCCATGTAGTGTTAGTAGAATATTTTGAAATAAGAAATGCATTATTATTAACCTGACCTCCGTAGGATACCACACGTTCCCACTGGCCGCCAGAAGTATTATCATTATTTTTTCTTGCAAAAACACTCATAGTACGAGCAGCATTACCCGTAATACCTATATTACTTTTACTAAGAAGATGATCATCAACCCCATCAAAATCAATATAATATCCAACATTAGTATCATACAATAAATCTTCAGATAACATTGAGCCGTAAGAAGATGCATGATTCGCATTAGAAGTTGAATCTAATATAGCATCAGGCCCACCAGAAGGATCTTGGGACATATGATACACAACTTCATAAGCGTTCCCCCAAACAACTTGTGCCGCTGTTGAACCGGTTGTACCAATATAAGTAGTATTATCAGATACTAAATTATAATTGAAAATTAAAAAGGTATCGCTATCAGAAAACACTGTAGGACACTTCACCCAATACCTGGTTTCTGTAACCGTGGTGAATTCAAGTTCTGCGTACAATTCAGAAGTTGTTGTGCTATCTATAAATGATACTTTTAATGGATCGTCATTTAATAATAAAAGGTCTGGTGCTGTCAATGTTCCAGAATTTAAAGTAACCAAAACTGGAAAATCTGTTAAATTGTTATCTATATAAGAAGAATCTATTATAACTAGTAATTTAGACATTTATTAAACTTTCTAAACCTCCATAAAAATTATTAATTAATAACATTCAAATCAAAAACATCATCTTGCACTATTACTTCATTAGTTACGTTATTACTAACAGGGGTTATATATTGATATAAATATCTCCCTTCTAAATCAATAACATACACCCCCCCACCTGAAGTAGAAAAATAAACCTTACCAGTTGATTGTGAACTATCAATATCCGCCCAAACACAGTTAAATGAATTAGAATCCGCAGAAACAATATTATAAAATGTCCTATAATATTCAGGTGGGGGTGGCGGGGCTTGTATATTTTTTAATAATACAACATCACCATAAACCAACAACTTGCCTGCATGAATTGTCATATTATTCCTCCATACATAGTGACCAAAAAACTAATTCTTTAGGAAAAGAAGTTACTCCAACCTTTGGGGGTATAGTTGTTAACAAATAACTCTCTTTCGGCGGATCAAAAAATTGCACAAAAAAAGTATCTTCACAACTCTCATATGTATAAAGAGGTGGGACTGTAGGATTAAACTCTGTTCCAGTATAAATAGCCATAAATCATACCTCCTTTATACCACAATAAGATCTACCACTAAATGTTGGATAGCGTGTGTAAACACCATCACAAACTGTAAAAGTTTCTGCTCCGCTAACTGTAGGATTGATTGCAGGATCAAAAGATATCTCATTACTTGTGTTTGAAGTTATATATCTACATTCCTCCTCAGTACCTCCAGAAGTTATTACTAAAGTCATACCTGCTAAAGAATCCACCGTCCAATTTTTATCCAAACCTGTTAAAGTTGTTGAAGTGGCACTGTCAACAATACCAGTATCTTGTACATTTACAGCAAATCTATCCCAGTCAGATCCATGTTTAAAATAACAAAGATATGATGAATGGCCCCAAATACCATAAGTAATCTCATAAAGAATATGGGGCCATAAAGATATTGTACCATGATTAAAATAATCTGTATGATAAGAAAGGTTGGCCAACATACCATGGTCGATGTCCAACGGATATGATGATGTGAATGCTGATGTAGTACTATAATGACTAGTAGTACTCTGCCGCATGCCAGTCGGGCTATACGATGTAGTATTATAAGGATTACCAAAACCAACCCACGGAAACGGGTAAGTACCTATATATGCTCCAGAAGCTGTAGGGTATGTATGTCCAGTAAGAACCATCTGGTTATTTAGCAGATCTTTACTAAAAACAGTCGCTCTATCTATATGACCATCAGGAGAAACCATCCTATAAGTACCACCTATCTCAAACTGATCAACTTCATCCTCTAACACGGTTACAGTAGCATTAGCACTAGGGCCAGAATTTTGAATATGTGCTATAATATCCCAAAAAGGATTATCTATTCTAAAAACCATAGAACGATAAGTTACATTAGTCGAAACTTTATAATTACTCATAATAATAATATCTTTATTACCCCTAAAATGAAATACATTATCATTATTTTGGGCAATAGCAATACCAAGCACATATGGATGATTAGTTGTCGGCGTAGTATAACAAATGGCACCAGCCCAGGAATGATCGGAGGGGTCCCAATGAACATAATAATTCCAATTAACGTATGTAGTGTAATCGGTATATATTTTTAAATAACAAGGCATTCTACCATTATTTTTAGAACCACCCTCTGATTTTAATACAACATAATCGCCACTAGCATCAACAATATTAGAATCAATAACCTCCCAACCTAAATATGAAGCATAATTATAAAAATGGGATACTACATCTGATCCGTTTTGTATAACTAATTCTGGTACATCATTATACATTCTTTCCATAAAACCCTCCTATAAAACTAAATTAATTATAAATATATATCAGTAGTGTTAGAAACTCCCTCATCGTAAATGTAAATACCACTTGTTGTAGCTATAAACAAAGTGTTATCAACACCATTTAAAGAAGTACCCTCAGTAATAAAGAGGTCATTTAAATCGACGCCATTTATTAGAAAAGAATCGCCTACTTCGTACTTTGCTGTAGGAACTTCCCAATCACATAAATAAGGAGCTGCTTTATTTAATACCCATGTATCCAAATTTTCTAAATAGTAAACCTCTTTTTTAGAAGTTAAAAAACTTTTAGTTATTCCAGAAGAAGTTGTATGGCTTTTAAACTCTTTACCTGTGGCCATACCTATAACATCCATACCTTCAGTAGTTACTACGGCTAAATCATAATCATGAATAAATAAAGATACAATTTCAGAACAGCTTGGTAAATATGTAGTATTTAATGGATAGATGACAGAACTTATATCGCCCAGCGAATCTTTAGTACCATAAATTGAACTTTTACTGAAATAAAATACACCAGAACTCTCTGTACCTAAATAAACATTGTCGGAATTACCTACTACTGAATTAAATCCCGAAGAAGCTTCAGCATAGCAAATCAATTCCTCACTTTGAAGGTCTATAATACCTATACCTTCAGAATGTGCAGCATATACGTAGTACTCATCTGTATATATTTGATATAAAGTAGTATAAGGAGAAACGCCTGAAGTTGTTGTAATGACCCAAATTAAATCACTAACATCAATCCAACTACTTGAACCCCAAGCTGTACTTAAATCGGCCATTATACCTCCACAGTATACAAAGTGCCAGAATTGGTTACCTGTATCAACCATTCAGAATTGTTAGGCGCTTTCAAAATAATACCATCAATCGCTTCTATACCAGATATGGTAGTTCTTAAGTACTGACCACCTCCAGAATACGTTGTAGGAGTATCTTCTAAATCAAGAAAACTTTCAACATCGGAAGTTCCACCACCAGTTCCTGAAATTGTTGCCCAAATAGTACCTGAGCCAGTAGATTGTAAATAATAACCTTCAGTTCCTGAGTAAGTTGCTGGAGTATCATCTAAATCTAAAAAAGTAGTAGAAAGCTCTAGGATGTCCTTAAAAACAGTTCCAGACCCGGTAGAAACTAAATACCTACCATATGTTCCTGAATAAGTATTAGGTGTATCGGTCAAACCTACAAGTGTCATCGGTATGTCAAGCTCGCCACCTTCACCTTCATCAGAAGAATGACTGTGACTAGATATATTGCCTTCTTGGCCAGGTTTAACAACACTATATAACACGCTATTCAAATTAGAAGTCAACGTATTTTCATCTATAACTACAGTAGTATCTGTAGTAGCATATGAAGAAGAAACTACAGAAGCTATTACTACACCATCAACACCGCAATCTATCTTCACTCTACGATTTGTAATAAATTCAGAAGTTTCATCACCTGAAACTTTAAATGAATTTGAGCTTACATATAAAGCATCCATTAACTCACCCTCCTAGTCCACCAACAACGTAAATCCCCGGTGTATTCTTTTTCCTCACAGACTTCTGGTAAATTAGTTTTAACATACACATTTTTGTAATTGCCTGGATAAATATCTGTTAATTTAATAGCCTTAGAAAAATAAATCTTATTTATTGTAGGCGATTCAAGTCCTGGGGCAGTGTTAAATAAAAATTTCATTTGATAATATTGTTTGCCCCCAAAAAAAGAGTTATCCATTTTAATTTCAGACCAATTATCAACATCTTTTGCCCATATAGGATCTTCCGTAGCGTCAATAAAAAAGTCTTCATTACTACTCATTAAGTCATAGTAAGGTACACAAAAAACAGCACTAAGTGTATTAACTGATCCATACGAAGAATGATTCCAAGTATAAAGTAATTCACCATCACTACTAACATAATAAGTTACTTTAATACCAGGGGCATGTGCAATAATACCATCACTAAAGGGTGTCACTGATTCAACACCTTGTAGTACAGATTCACTGTGTATAAAACCATCCTCACGGATACGTAATAGTGTGCTATTAGAAAGCACTGTCCAATAAAAAATTACTTCTGTACTAGACACATCTTCTTTAAAATCCACAATATCATATGAAGGTAAAATAGAACAAGAACTTATGACTGCACCTGCAGATGAATAGCGATAAATGGTATTATTATTTTTATCAACAACAGCACAACCACCATCCCGCATTGCACATAAATGTTGTGGATTACCCATAGAAATCGAAAAAAGTTTATTACTCTCTGTATCTATACACTCCAACCTTTTAGTAGACTTATTTGTATACCAACAATAACCAAACACTTTACTTCCAGAAATGGCATAAATAAAATCAGCTGCTGTATCAGTTATAGTTAATGCTGTGTAATCTAAGGACGCGTCAAAAAAATAAAGAGTTGATCCATTATACAACCACGTATTACCTACAGCATCCATTGTTAAATGTTTAATGCGTGCTGCTGTATTAGTAAGATTAAAATTAGCACTAAACGATATGGTATTAGTTATTTCAGATTTTCTTAAATCCCAACGACAAAACGCAGCAGAATCATTAGAATAACTGTCATATATATAAAACACCAACTCATAATTAAATGAGTCAAACAATATACACTCTATAACTCTGGTATCTTTATTAGCATCGAAAGGGGCTGCAGAAGAATCACAATCAAAAATGGATATTTTACCTTTATCATAAATGTCCTTTTCAAAAAAAGCAAAAGTAGTTTCTGTAGGTTTATATGCAGTATACATTTTACAAAAAGGTAGTGGGGCAGTATCAAAACCCCTAACCAACATAGAATCGTAGTTATCAATACCCCCATATGATATTGAAGTGCCTGAAGGAACTGTCCGATCTACATAAAAAAAAGCAGCTGCTGGAGGGGTTCCCATTTCAAGAATCGGTGTAGTATAAGTTCCTTGAGTAATTGTATTAATGTCCCTCCCTAAAGAAAAGTAGGTCACTTTCTGTTCCGGCCCACCAGCCACCATAACACCCACAGAACCATCAGGCTTTGGATAACACAATACTCTAGAAGCATATCTAGCAGCAGAAGAACTACCCATCAGGTTAATATCTTGGTCATAATTCAAAGTCAACAGAGTCTCTTCACCATCCCTAATATTTTTAACATATACATTATAACCATGACCAAACCCACACATAACTAAATAATTGGCATAATATGAAATAGCATGCCCATATTGATAAGTATGCGACTGCCAAGGATATACCCAAAAATCACCAGCAACATAATAAGCTTGGGTACCAGCAGAATCACCGGTATTGGCATAATGACCACATTCCATATATATATATGATCTAACTGAGTCGTATACCAGAACTGCCCTACTTGGATATTCTGTAGGGTATACCGTGTAATTATTATTACCAAAACCATTGTTTAATGGTAACCAAGTACCACTTACGGTGCTATATTTATAAAATTCACCAGCCACTGTGTGATCAACACTAATAGCTATAGAATAAAGACACTCTTCATGATCTGAACACAAACCCTGCGCGACCTTGTTTGATAGAGAACCATGCGGACAAGTATCTAATGATTCAAACGTAATCGGTGTGGTAAGATTATTTAAATTAATTCTTCCAAAATCACCAGCAGCATTGAGTATTACATAAGCATAATTATCTACTATAGCCATAGAGCCAAAATCATCTATAACATAACCAGTAGTATTAATTAAACCACAATTATACCAATCCTCAGTGGTATTATTTAATCTAAATAAATACAAACTAAACTCATCTTTTGTTGCAGCTATTGTATACACAACATTATCATTTGTAAAATCCCACGAATTTTGACCAACGCCCCAACCAGCATAGTCGTTTTGATCAAGAACTATATCTGCTAAATATGTATATTCAGAATTTATATCATTAGTACCAACCAAACTCACACTTGAACCATTTATAGCTGAAATAGTATTAGAATATGAACCCATCTTAAAATTATAAGTAAACGTCTGACCAGCAGCAACACCGATACTAGCATCGCTAATACTAACATAATCACCATCAGCAGAATTAGCTAATTTAACATACTCACATAAATCACCAGAGGAGGGGTCAACAGCTATATAAGCTGTAGCTGGATCTGGGTCAGTAGAATTATTGTATACTGGTACTATAGAATAAGAATCTTCTAAATAAAGCTGCTTCTCAGTCATACTACCATCTTCACCAAAAGCTATATTATAATCATAGTTTAAAATTTCAATCTCGTAAAGGGAGGCGTCGCTACCAGATATAGTAACTCTTAAATTTTTAGGAGCAAACACAACTAAATTAGGAATTATATAAAATTTATCATCGTCCACTGACTTACCTAATAGTTGAAATTCACCTGAGTCATCGTTCTTGTAATAAAAATTTATATTAGATAAAACAGCGCTCCTATCACCCACAACATCCATATATAAATAAACATCATCTAAACGAATTCGCTTATGTAAAGCAATATCCAGATACAAAGTATCAGATGATAAAATATCTATACTTGAAGAAGAAAGATCCTTATCATACAATTTAAGTATATCTGTTTGTGTTAAAGACAAATCACCAGTACCTGATGAAGTAGGTGCCTCCACATAACAATCTTTTAATAAATTATAGTGCGCCATATATATTTATTCTCCTATACAATTACTTCCCAATCTATTTCTAATGTGCCAGAATCAGTAGAACATTTTTTATTAGTTTTATCTATACGTGTGTATATTTTAACTTTTTCGCCAGGACCAACTTCTTCATATTTCAAAGGAAGTTCATCGGAGTTGTAGTTGTAAAAATCAACTCCATCTTTTGAAATCCTTATAGGTTCATTACCCTGAGCAGTTTCTAAATCTTCTGGAATATGCGTATTCAAAGCAAACGAATCCTTACAATAGTCATAAACCTTAACATGACTAAATATCGCAGAACCTTCCTCATCGTTATTATTGGCCAAAATAGTACTCCCACCACCAAGACGTAAAAGTGATGATTTGGTATCTGAAACTTCCCAAGTATTTTGAGAAGATATAACAAGAGTGTTGTTAATATATAAACGTAATGTGTCTGAATTATCCATATTAGTACCAGAATTACTCCAAACTACTGCTATATGAAAAGGCTCATCTATATCAAAAGACACAGCACTTAAATCATACTCTGCTGGATCTAATGATAAAGTATTAAAATTATAACGAGCGCCGCCAAAACCTATCTCAAACCAGCCAGAGGATTTCATTGTTAAACAAATTATCTCATTATAATTATTAGTTAAAGTAAATAAAACTCTTGAGTATGTATTACAAAAAATATCTCTACCATTGGTAAGGGTATAAGGTTTAACCCAAAACTCAACAGTTCCTGTATACAAAGTTACTCCAGCCAATGGAATTTCAGCGTATTCTTTCCATGTAAGACATAAACCTTTATCATCTTTTACAACATCATTATAGTAATTTCTCTCAATTTTTAAGCCATCAAACAGCATATAAAAAGGTTCACCCACACCCTTATATACCATACCAAAAGATGTAAAATAATTTTCTCTAAAATTAAGTTCTTCTTCTAAAAATCCAGTAGAGCTTCCTTGAAGAGGTGCAGTACAAGTATTTCTATCAAATTGTAGTTTTATTTCATTCCAACCGTTTTTGAGATTCATATCCTTAAAATCCCATAAATAATAAGCTTGTTTAGCCTCAAGTTTTTTATCTTCTCCATATATATCTACAAAAGTTACCTTATCACCACCATTAAAACTTCCAAAACCGAAACCACCCTCATCTACATATAGGTTATCTAAATCAGAAATAAACCACCAAAAACTTAAGGTGTCTTTTACAGACCAATTCTCGTCCCAACCAAAATGATCACCTTCTAAAAAATCAACACGATCCACACCAGAAGACGTTGGGTAATCAACTCTCAAAGCATACCTACCCTCTTTAACATTTGCATGTTCTCTTGAAATAGTACTAACTACAGAACTCCAAAACCATGGAAACTCGGTCGGCAAATAAGTATTTTCAGCATATACCCTAATCCTATTAATATAATCTACACCATAATCATCACTATTATCAGTCCAGGCATGATTAGTGGCGGTGTCACGTTTTACAGATATCCACTTAGTATTAGAAGTATTTTTTACTATAGATATAGTTCTAGCCCCCCAATAACCAGAATATTCACACAATCTTTCTAAATACATAGTATAGTACCCAGCAGTATCTATGCTAAAATAGTTCACTTGAATTCTCCAACTATCATCAATATTACTATTGATACACTTAACTGTGTCCGCACCTTTTAAAACTATTCTTATTGAATCTGCATACAATGCGTTATAAGACTCCCAACTAAGTTTATAACTACCTTCATGTAAATAAATATCACCTTCAACATAAACAGTATCTTCCCCAGCATCATAACCCATATATGAATCTGAAGTGGAGTACATAGTTACATTACCACTAGAAGATTGAAATGATACTTTATTAGGATCATCAAACACATTATCAGAATAACTAAAAAATTCTTCAGAATTATCCCATGTTATGTCCTCTACCGATTCTTTTAATGTTACCAATTCATGGGCATCAGTTGTTTGAGCCTCTTTAAGATTCATACACACTACAGGATGCTCCTCACTATTCAAAGTTACACCACCACCAGAGGTCCAAATCTCAAATTCACGTAAAAACCCACCATTTATTAAAATAGGAGTACCTGTAGTAGCATCATAGTAATAATATTCATCATCCATTTCGTAAGAGATAATTTCTAATTTGATGTATCGTAAGTATATAGGATTATCTAAAGTGTGCTCCCTATAAAATTGAGTATTATTAGTTATATAGAAAAGTTGAGTATACATATCAGCTTCATCAGCCTTACCTGAAATTCTATAACTTGTATTAATAAAAGATTCTGTATCATCATCGTCCGGGGCATGTGTTAATTTAAAAGTTTTTATATTATATACATAATCTAATTTTAACTCTAATGTGGGATACTTGTTACCAGAAGAACCCCCAAACCCCCACGAGTTACTATAACCTGTTAATGTAGAATCCCCTTGAATACATTTACTAGGGTAATACGTATTAAAATAAGTATTTACTGGGGAAGTAAAAGTAACTAAATCAATTAAATAACGATCTTCCGCATTAACTGGAGCATGTTGTGGCAATTCATCATAAAATACAAGTAAGGTATTGTTATCAAACTCCTCAAATACCGTAGAGGTTATAGCTTCAGAAGAAAGCCAAACAGCAACCAACTTTGCACCATATGTAGTAAGACTACCGCTATTATGAGCATTCTGAATAGCTATTTTTGATAATTTTACAGATTCATTTAATATACAAGAGATACGGACGCTTCCTGTAGTATATCTGTAGGTATTCCAACAAGTATTCCATATATGACCTATATTAGAATTATTAGTATTAAATACATACTCTGGATAAATACCTGTTGAAGCTAATGGAGTATAATTATCAGCTACATAATCCTCACCATAATAAAGATTTATTAGATCCCCATTCTCATCGTACAACTCAACAGCAGCTAATGTTGTATACTGTGAGCCATGATTTGTATATATATCTATTATTACAGTTTTAATATCCTCTATAGTATCTAAATTACCATAATAAAGTGAAGCTTGTGGTGCAACATTTAAAGAATAACTGTAGTCAGATAGCCCTGTACCAACAGACACCCAATCACAATTAAAACCACCATATTTTCTATAAGCTTTTGAAATATCTGGATAAATACCCAAATTTTGCATAATAAGATCTTCACCTAAACCACAAATCAAAGGAAATTTGAGCCAACGAGCATCTACTTTTGAATTTATTACATAATTTTTCCACATCACCCTACTTGTAAGATCAGTAGACCCCACGACATTTGTAGAAAGTTTGTAACACTTTATAATTACGACACCTGTTCCACCAGAACCAGCAGCCTGCCCACCAACACCACCACCACCACCAGAACCTGTACCATTAACACCACTAGTAGGCATTTGACCAATACCACCACCGTTACCACCAATTTTAGACCCGCCGTAACCTATAATAGTAGATCTAGAAGCGCCGCCGCCACCTGCAGCATAATATTTAATATTACCAGTTATATTATTTTTTTGGCCAGTACCACCATCACCAGCATTGTTAGACTGGGCGTCTTGGCCAACTGAGCCAGCACCACCACCCCCGCCCCCAGAACCAAAGTAAGAATAAACAGTATAATACTCATAACCTTGGCCACCATCATTCCCTTGACCAAAAGTACCATGGCCGCCAGCACCGTCAGGACCGTGGCCCCAAGCGCCGCCGCCGCCACCTGATCCACCATCACGTCCTATACAGTCTCCAGCCACAATACCCCCACCACCACCGCCGCCGCCTACAGCAGTAAAACCAAAGGCAGATGAATCCCCACCATTTGCCCCTGGTACGATATCAGAACTACCCACACCACCGCCGCCAACTGTTATTTCATAAATTTCACTGGGAGTTGTCTGAAATCTTTCTAAAAATATAAAACCACCGGCACCGCCGCCGCCACCCCAACCACTTCCCCAATAGTCATTATCAACAGTACCACCAGCACCACCGCCGCCAACAATAAGTACATCTACAAAAACATCAGCTATTTCTGGAGCAGTCCATATATGAACACCACTTGTATTAAAAACATTTAAACTAATAAGTTCTAACGCTTCTTCACCAACCTCAATATCAGAATCAAATAGATTTAGTAAATCATCAGAATCTCCATAATTTCTAATAAAATCTAATGAATACACGTCCCCTAAATCAACAACAAAATAATTATTATAAGATTCATTACTTAAAGTGAGTTGGGACGAAACTTCACCTAAAATAGGCATAAAATCATATATCCGTGAATATACAGTATAAACATATGACCCCATATAAATACGTAACCAAGAAGCATAAACTGTTGTAAATGTAAAGAAATAACCAATAATAGTACCATCAAAAGCATAGTATGGTACAAACTCGGCACCAGTCGCTATGTGGGACCAAGAACCGTCTATACCATTTGTAGAATCTACTGAATATTCCAAGGAAGCGTAATTTTGGAAACTGGTAATATAACCCAATCGCAACTTTATACCAGACACAGGTTGGATACCCCTCAAATCCATTAAATAATGTGGCTGCTCTGCTAAAGCATATGTATAATAAGAACTATCAAAATAAAGATCGTTGGCTGTTGGACATAAACTATGTGTTGTACCATTATAATTTATAGCATACACATAATAATTACTTTTAGCCGCATCCAAATGTGAATACATACATAAATTTCTAAAACCTAATGTATAGTCATCAATACTTTGATCTAAATTTGGTGCATATAAACAATAATACCTATAAGGTATAATAGTATTTAGTTCAAATTCAAGGTTTTGGCCACTATACAAACTACCAGAAATAGTGGATAGCAAATCTTTAGGTTTTGTTAACCAATTTATATCTGGATCATTAGAACCATAAACTTGAATAACATCAGGTAAATCAGGTAAAGAAGTATAAGTTTGCCCTCTAAGCTCCACACGCAATGAATCAATGGTACAAGCGTTACCCTCGCCAAAATCATAAGCTACCCATAATGGAAGGGTACCAACATCTAACCAAACATATCTATTTGAGTCACCTCTATAAGTAGTATAATAAGGATTCATATTCCCTGTACCTCTATACTGATAAGTGTAACGAATATAACCAGAAGCAACAAAAGTAGAATCGTTTTCGGTAGTCATTCTTAATTTAGAAGAATTTCTAGCCCAAGTTTCATAAACACCGTCGCTCTGATCTGTTATCATTATAATAGCCTGATCTACAGCAGCTTCTTCTGTTGAAATTTGTATATTATCTAATGCTGTAACAGAATCAAACTCAAATATTAAAGAATCAAAATTACTTATGAAGGGGGTTGCCAACACCTCAACAGAATTTACAGCAAATGCAATGTTTGTAGGATCACTACAGGGAGTTACGGCGTCACCAGAACCCCCTAATAATATATACTGATCATCAATAACATCATCCCCTACATGTTCTAATAACCCGCCATCATAAATAAGTATACCATTAGGTATATCTGCCATATAAGTGGTATCTGTATAGTTATCAGTAGCTGCATATATTTTAATATTTTTTACACCAGTAGAAGTTTCAGTGCCATAAGAATGATAGTTATTTATAATTATCTCACCAAATGTTTGTGCTTGTTTAAAATTACATATTATCCTAGCTTCACTAACTAAGTTACCAGTACGCCAGCTCTGATTATAAGCACTGCTATTTTTCAAAAGAGATGTGTCAAAAGCATTATCGGCAGCATAATAACGATTTAAGTACGACGATGTATAAGCAATAAAATCAGTACTGGATAAAAAAGACATCTTTTCACCATAAATATCATAAAACTCTATCGAACGTAAACCTATAAAAGATTCTCCATAACTTTCTGAACAATCTATAACTATAGAGCGTATATCAGAATAAATATTTTTTGTTGCCGGAAGTGCTGTGGGTAAATAAAAATTAGACACATTCCCCATAGTAAAAGAAATATTAGCCAACCTACTTGAAAAATAAGTACGATCTGGCTCAATAACTATAAATTCGGTAGACTCTTCTCTATCAGTAAGTTTTATATAATTTAGATCTTTAGAAACTTTTTCAAATACCAGCCTTAGTTGGCCATGTATTGAGGCTATCTGAGATCTATTAATAGAAGCGCTACCATAGTCACTATCAGAATACCCTTCTAGATCATACACAGAATCTGGATCATATGAGGAGGCTGTTAAGGTTATTTCTTCATGATCAGCAGTAATAGTTACATATAACAAAGGATTTTCCACAGTATCTTGTAATTCTACAGAAAATGAATAATTTGTAAAATAACTATGGGGAAAAAATGTAAAATCAACAATAGTTTTAAAACTATTACAATAATAAGGCAATGAAGCAGTCAATCTACCTACAGAACCTGGTGGCATAATTGTAGGATAAAATCCTTCATTTTGAGTAGATAAGAAATATATACCAGAACTATTAGTAGGGGTCCAGGTATCTAAATATGAGCTATCTAAAAAAGTATAATCAAAAACAGTGGTAGCACAAATAACACCCTCAGAATCAAATGATACTGGTATTTTATATGATGAACTATCGCCTGTAGCTACTTGCATGTAGACAGACTCATGCTCTATTTGAAGTGTGTTATTTAAAATTTTAAAAGCATTTAAAGGCCTAATTACCATATCACCAAATACTATTTTCCAATAACGACTGGCTACTTGATCAAAATAAATACTCGCTACATAACTATCAGGCCTATTAGAATAATTGAGCTCATTATCGACAGACAACGTGCCAAAAGACCGCCAATTTTTATTGTAATCATATGTATACGCTGACTTACCATCTATCAAATTTTTTAAATAATATGAAGGGCAGTTTATAGCTATTTGATTATTATAAGATATTAAAGGGTAATCTTTATTTTTATGTACAACAGCGCCAGGGCCAATTTCGCCATATAAAGTGGTTTCCTCCGATGACAATTTAACCCAAGATAACAAATTATAAAAACTAATTAAACTTTTAGGTATATTAACATATAAATGTAAAGGAACATCGTATATATTTTCTACTTCTATACAAGAAATAGAAGACATTTCGCCTTTTTTTGCAGTAGTAGGTATAATAGAATCAACACAATTAACAGACCCCTTACCACTCTCATCTATAGATAATGATAATTCATACATCTCAAACTCATCCTGTGGTTCTACTGCCATTTTAAAATATCTTGGAGAAGATGATACAAAAGCACTAATTAATGTAGTATCATCAGGATCGTTATCAAAAAGTAACGTGTCCCAAGTGTCCCCATATACTGAAGTCTGTATCAAAATATTATCTATAAGAGTAGGCTTGATATCAAATTTACTATATAATTCTATTTCAATTATTTTAGTACTCTTATGCCAATCAGAATATAACATAAACCCGTAGGCCGCAACAGGATCAAAATTGTAATCCACCACATTCCATTCTGTATTTCCAGCAATTAAGTAAAGATCTGAATTAGTAATTGTACCATTTACATAACCTAATCTTGAATCTGGTAAAGGGTTGGTGGTTATAAAAGTTCCTACAGTCCAATCACCTGAAGCTGCCGCATCTGGATCTGGATAATATGTTACCCCATCTAAAGATACTGAAGTTATACTATCTATATACTGATAACCAATAACTTCAGCATTTCCACCCACACTATCCGCACCTAGATAATATGAAATGCCCATTTTTTTAAAATTAGGAGATTCTTTAAAATACACAGTAGCTCTATGTAAATAAACTTGTTTATTTTCAGGAACAGTTATATATAATTGTATAGGATCATTTTCATAATCTGTAGGATTTTGACTATAGTAAGGATAGTTAAATTCAGATTTAGAATCATATCTGGTATAACCATTTAACCACTCCGCATCACCATTAACATAAAAATATGTATGCTCGCCATATGTAGCCAAACCTTCAGTATGATCATAAGAAGTACCCTCCCTACCACTATCAGCAGTTACGGAACAGTCACTTAAACTATCTAAACCGTAAGCCATATTTAAATGCTCAATTGTATAAGAAGTATTATTAACCACATTTGTTACTATATGAGTATGTTTTTCACCAAATAAATTACACTTCCAATCGACGTCTAAGCAGGCAGCTAAATTATATTCAAAGTAATCACCATATTCTTTACCATAAACTTGGAATTTATTAATATTAAACCTCTTACCTAAATCAATATCTAACTTGAGACCGTCTTGTAATCTGTTGCTATATGCATAATAAGAAGGGCCTATGACTCCCTTAGAATACAAACTGCCAGGATCAAAATTCAAAGAAACATCGGTTGATGCTGGTAGTATACACATAGTTGCATTCGGTAATCTATTTTTTGAAGAAAATGGACATAATAGATCTATGTTCTTAAAACCTATAAGATCCCCTTTAGATACTAACAAATTAAAACTTAAATAATTAGTTGTAACCGTTCTAGAATATACACTACCAGTGACTTCTTCTGGAATAGTATAAGAATCAATACATAATAAAGTTCCATCCTTATAAGGCCTAAAAATTAATACTTCACCTATCAAATTAGGACTAACAGAACCACCAATCTTTATATTATTTAATCTACCACAATCACTAATAGGGTGTGTAAAATCTATAATTATTTTTTCTGCACCATCAAGCTTAGTATAATAATCGGCGCTGTGGGACACACTTATAGTATTTGATGACAAAGACTCATAGTAACTACGACGGCCAGCGTCTACTACAGGCTGATTTGGATTGTGAAAATAACCTAACGATTTAAAATCATTATTAATTAATTTTGATATTTCAAAATTTCTAAGCCTACGTGAAGCGGCATATTCAAAACCGGTAGCAGGTGGTGTGCTATCTATTTGAGTGTATGTTGGTAAACCAGCTGTATAAAAACCTAGAACTTCAGCAGCAGTTCCTCCCGAAATTACTATATTTGTACCTACCACATTATTTTCATCAGTGGCCACCTGCCCAAAGGTATCTTGTAACCAAATACTACTTATTTTTTCAATAGTATTGTTTGTAGCACTAGATCCATAACTACCATCAAAAGTATACGTTGGTACATTATCCTGACCCACACTAACAAAAAGACAATTAATAGTATAAGTATTATTAGCAGTAAGTTTTAACGTCTTAGTAATAGCTGTATCATCATATAAAATGCCAGCATCACCATAATTTTCAACTACAAAATCATTATTAGTAACGTCAAGAACATCTAAACGTGCTGAAGAGTTTATAAAACCAACTAAAATATCTACATCAGTAACTGATGGGTATATTAATGTTATTTCACCATAATCATATATACTACAACAAACACTAACTATGTTGATAGGCTCTGCAGACTTTATGGCTAATATATTAGTAAAATAACCTTCATCCGTCAAAACATCAATTAATGGATCAGCATTGACATAATAACTACTGTTAGTATTTAAAAAATTACCATACACAACTCCCATAAAAGCACTCAAATCACCATAAAGTACATAAAAATATTCAAAAGGTTTATAATAATAAACACCTACAGAATCCAAAGCACTGATAAAAGAATCTGATATAGAATAAGCATGTATATAGAGTGTGAATTCTGTCCCCATAGTAAGGGGTACCACATCCGAAGTAGAAACTAAATTTCCAGAAACTATCTTTAGTTTATTATCCTCAGTATGTTCTACGGTAGCATAAGCGTAGGAGCCTATGTCAATCTTATTTAAACACTCAGCCAATCTTTTTGCCATATTAACACCAGACACATGCTCATTACTACCGAGGTTAATAAGCTCATCACCATAACCATCAATATTTACTATTAATGAGTCTGATACACCAGATAATGTGGTGTAATAAGAACTACCTACATCAGCAGTTGCCGAACTAAAATTACCGGTTCCAGGACAAGGGTGGGAATACCTAGTGTAATAAGAACATTGTGTATTTAAACAAGCAAAATTAGTGACTGATTCTAACCTGATATATCTAATAGCGAAAGAAATACCCTCATAACCATTTTCAAATAATATTACACGTAAAGCGGTTATAGTATTAGCCCAATACTGATGCTCATCTAGAGGCAGATCACACAGGAACCAAGACTCTGTGCTCCTTATATCAAAAACTTCAGACTTATTATCATCCCAAGAATCATCAGCACTAGTTTTCCATTGTATTTTACCAGTTGTAGGGGGATCTTTGTAAGGATTTTCAGGCGCTGTTATCTTCAACATCATCCTAAAAATAGGGAAATCTTCGGCAACAACGGGGGATATATTATCAGTACGACCTATGTAGCAAGTAGTAGTATTTGATGTGCCAAATAGAGCTTTATTCCAACAACCATATAAGTATATATTGTCATAAACATCCCAACCCTCTACGTCACCATTTGTTGTAAATGTACAATCGTAGCCTCGATTAATATCGTATATACAACCACAATCATTTCGTATACTCTCCGCGCTTTGTAATATGTTTTTTATCATTAAGTATTTTCCTCACAGGACATTCTTTTATAACGTCATTATAGCAATAACCCGAATCATCAACTACACCATGACATATACCACAAAAAGATACACCGTTAGATTCCTCAACGGTAGAATTATCAAAATTTTGATAAACAAAACTATACCTCATATCTAAAACTAATTTGACAATTTTCTTTTTAATAAGGTTTATAACAGAAGTCAAACTAACTACTTTAACAGCCCCACAACGTCTACAAATATAAACAACTTCTTCGGGTAAACTGTCAAAATCAATGTCAGCTTCCTCATCTAATATAGTAGTTACATTACTATCATAAAATGAAGCAGAATGCCTGTAATCTAAAACCATAGCTACATTACATTTATCACAATTAATCATAATAATTTTCCTTTTTAAGTTGGTACTATAGTATCCCCTTCATTGAGAATAGGACTTACTTCATAATTCTCAGCAGTATTAAAATAAGCGTTTTGCCAATTCATAGATAATTTTAAATACTCCAAATTGTATGAGACTTGTGTTGTAGGCGCTGCTGCATTTAAAAATGTAGGAAACAATGTAGGAAGAACTAGTTCAGACTCCTCATCATTCGCCCATATTTTATTTGCGGAAGATCCTCCATATTCTTTACTAAATACATTCTTAATGACTGCTTCTGCCAAATCCCTACGTTGTAAATAATTATATGTACCCCAATAATACGCATAAGCAGCATTGTCATATCCCTGCCCAGTATAAGTAGAATTAGCCTCCTCATCCATACAAGTATATACCCACTCCATAGCACTTTCAGGGCTTCCACAATACATAGTACATTTTTTATCATAAAAATTTTCATAATTTGGTATATATTTATGACCCTCACCACTCATAGGCTCAAACTGATTTATTTCAGCTAATTCGGCTAATATAGTATTTTCAAGTGTAAAAAATGTACCAAAAAAACTTATATTTTCCTCATCAAGAAATTTTGTTAATGATGGTATTATTACTGGCTCCATAACCGACCAAGGGGTACTCATATTAAAAGCAGCATCAAAAAGTTTCTTTTGTTCGCGCTCCATCTCCCAAATATCACCAGTTAATGCCTCCTCATCTTCATATAATTTGCCTAATATACGCCCCCTAACTTTAGACATTATTTTAAAACTATCCGAATCTGAACCATCCATATTAAGAACTCCATCCGAGTAATCCCTTGTGTAAGGTGTAGACTTTTCAATAGACCTAACATATAAAGTACTGATTTCTTCTGGATCTGTACCTTGTGGAGGAGAATCTCCACTATTACCATAAGATACATAATATTTACGCTCCGTAGTTTTTATAGGTTCATACGCGTCAGTCAAAATAGCCTCATAAATATCAAAAATATTATAAGATGCGTAATTAATAGATTTATTATATACAGCTAATTCTTCTTCAGTTAATGCGGCAAGTTCACTATCAATAGGAGTGGCTCTGAACTCTATAATGATGTATAAAGAGCCGGTCATAATATATTCCAAAGTATTATCCCAACTATGGGTAATAGTCTCAATTGTTTCCCCAACACTAGAATCCAAGTAAAAAGTTATATAGTCTTTTTCATATAATAAAGTCTCTTTTGTTACACCGTCACTGGATGTGTATATTGAAACTGCTGGTAAATGATAATAATTATATATTGGCTTTTTAGGCTCATTTGACGATTCAGTTAACTCATTGCTTCTATCTTCAGAAGATTGAGTTGACTCTTCAACAAGAACTGCTCCATAAGTATAAGTTATTTCAGCTGAAGATATGGTCTTAACTTTATTATCAAATGAAGCTACTGCTGTATTTAAATCCCCAGTACCACAAACCATTACTACTTGTTCACTCTCTGATCCAACATTATTCTGCTCAGCAACATTAGTTTTCACCGATAACAATATAGTAGGTAAGAAACTACCTATAAAAGCCTCTGAATTAATTGATACAGCCAATCCATTTTGAAAATGTGTTTTCTTTGTGACTGTTTCACCTGCCTCATCTAAATAATAAGTTTCTACCATACGTTCAGAATTTTCTGCACCATCAAAAGCACCATCAACCTTTAAAGGACAATTAGTATCGAATAAAGTTACCTCATCAAACCAAAGCTTTTCTTCACTACCACTAAACTCCGACTCATTTTGTCCAGTAAATTCTTCATAAATCTCAAAATTATACTCTTCCTCATCCACCTCTATAGACGCACTTATATTATCCTCATTTAACCAATCCTTACCTTCCCAGCTTATACCACGTACTGGACCACCATCCAACTGTATTTTTATATAACCATTATATTCACCAGTAGACTCGTCCTTTTCTGGTGCAATAAAACGTAATACATGATAACCCTCAGCAATTACTGTGGTAAACTCCTCTGTTTTGTAATTATAAAGATAATTGGGATAACTTATATCTAAAAATTTAAACATACCTAAATTACCATCAGTACCTACTACAAAAGGACCTCCTAAAGTAGTAGTTAATTCTTCATTTGAAAGATTACTAGACAAAAAAGATCGTATAAAAGAACGTTTAGAATAATCCTCACCAGAAACTCTTTCTATAGGAACCCACTTCTCTTGCCAAGCCCACTGAATTGTACCGCTACCATCAGCCCCATCACCATCATCGTCAAATAAATCTTCAGCTGTCTGTGGGGGCTCGTATTGCTTAAATTCATACCACGGATATATTTTACCCTCTTTTTTAGAACTAGCATATTTACCTACCACATTAGGGTACCTTAACCTCTCAACAACCGATCTAGCGTGACAAATTTCTTTTAAAGTAAACCTATTTTTATAGTCAATAGTTTCATTTATACTAACCCCCTCAAAAGATGTTGCTTTAAAAAATCCCAATGGGTTACATACAGGGGCAGCGCCTTCTATAGTGGAAGCACTATAACCCCACATAACGCTATCAATATTGTCTAAAAAATCAGACTTACTAAACCCCATAAAAGCAGGCATCAATCGCCAACCAGTGCTCCAAGTTTCACCATCCATAGTATATAAATATTGAGTTTTTTCTAATGTTAAATAACTATCTAATTGAGGTCTGTAAGAATTACCAAATTTAGGTAAAACGCTACCTTCTTCAGACCACTCCTGTAGCTCGGCGTCACTAACACCAGCACGCACCCTACCATAACCTATAAATGTATTATCACTATTTTTTTCATCACCAAAAGTCCTCCAATTACATCTACAAGGCATCAAAAAATTACAACCCCTACCATGCCAAGCATTGAATTTGGAAGGACCTAACATACGCATATCATGATCACCATGCTCTTTTTCACCATCCTCATTTGTCCTTTTAAATAGACCTATTACATCAAAAGAGTAATTATCTAAATTACTAATTATATTATAGGTAGTAAATGTATCACAAGAATTAAATGGCCACCACATAGGACCTACACCAGTAAAAGTACTAATATCATGATCACCACACGGAGGAATCATACTATGACCAGAGGGTTCCCCATTCTGTTGAGATGCTGGGCCGCAACAAGTACAAACAGGTACATTGATCCAACTAGTATAATTGGCCGCCCAGCCGTAATAAATTTCAACTGACGGACATTTAGGTTGTTTTACCCAACCTATGGGTTTTGTTCTAAATAAAGTAAAAGGTCTGCCTGCTGAGTTTGCAATAATTATAGATGGTGTTATAGTGAATTGAAAATCAGTTATTACAACTTTTTTATCATCTATATCTACAGAATATGAAGATTTACCATAACTAATATCCGCATCTTCATTATCTAAACACTCATAAGCCCATCCAGTATCAGGCTCCTCATCAAAACTAAATTTTTGATAATAAGTTAAATCTTTTATTGTTAAAGTAGCAGAACACATTGACTTGAAATTAGCACTATTTTTTGGCTTAATAATTAATTGATTAACTTCTAAAAAATCACACTCACTACCACTATAAACTATTTCAAAATCACAAGATCCCCCATCACCCTCCTCATAAGTAGCAATTATATCGCCACATTCCCATGGTTGAAAAACTTTAGTAAGTTCTAAGATATCAAGCACAATAAGAAAGTAACCATCGTCACCTAAAGGAAAAAACTCACAAACATGTTCGTCGTCATTAGCAGTAGTTACAATGTATTCTTCCATAAAAATTTTATAGTATTTATAACCTAAATAAGAGACATTACTACCCTCATCCCCAAAATTAGTATCATCATAATAATGTACCATATCATAAGAATTACCATTGACGGAAAAAGATACAAACTCAAATACAAGTTGATTATTATCCTCATTAACATTTGCGTAAAACCCTTGTGTATAATCATGAGGTGTACGTATTGGGATATTGTCACCAGAAAGCACAAAATCGTTTTGAATAAGTGCACCGCCAACTATTCTTTTATCTACGTCTATTTTAGTAAACAAAAGACCTTCCGAACTATCATGAAATACAGCAAAAGTATTAATTCCATTACGCACACGTCTTCTAGGGTATAAAGGAGCTTCCACCGCAAAAGACGTAGTACCGTCCCCAGCTAATTTATTGGTATTATTTACATCCACCACCAGAGTCTTTAATGTATCTATAGTACGCTCATAACGTGTATAAAACTCATTATATGCTTTAGTACCAATATTAAGTTTAATATCCATTAGGCTATCATACTCAAATAACTCATTAGGAATGGCACTAATAACATCATCATGACTTATATTTATAACAAAGACATCGCCAGGCGTAAATATCTTACCATACAGTAAAACAGTAGTATCACCTAATTTAGATACTTCAAAAACACCTTCAGTTTCAAATCTGTTTTTAATTATTGGATTTAATTGAGTTAAGGAAAAACTTTGAACTAAATTAGGAAAAATTGGGAGCTCGCCATCAACCTCTGTACCTTTAGTTAATACCAAATCCTCATGTTCAACTGAAAAAGTATTAAAATCCTGCATATAAGTCTTAACAGAAGGTAACTGATATTCTTCTATAAAACCATATTCAGAACTAAGTGAATAATTTAAATCACCTTGTAGCACACCAGCACCATCATCGTCAATAAAATGATCACCAGCCCATGTATAGATATAACCTTGATCTCTAAAATAATCTTCCATAAGCTCAATAGTCCATTGATTTTCTTTACAATAATAACGTAGCTCATGTAGTTGTTCCGCCATTACTGGATCACCAGACTCTAACAATTCATCTATACAATATTCCCAACATATACCACTATAATAAGGGCAATCAGGTTTACAACCATTACATGGGGGACCTGTTTCAGAATTAAAATTACTATAACTACTAGTGTCATTTTCATTAGAACAGGCCCATTCACCAGCAAGCTCTACCAAACGAGTTTCACTATTAATAGTAAAGGGCAAATACTCACCATCCCACCACATACATTTTGATAATTTTGCCCGTAAATTAAATATAACAAAATGTAATGGAAGTCTATAATCAAACTCCATAATAGTTGAAAAAGAACTGATATCTTCTTTAGCATCAACAGACTCATCACTAGAAGGTACCAATCTACCAAAACCCATATGCTGTGGAGAATAACCAGAGCAAGTAGTATCCGTACCATTACCATTACACTCGCCGTTATTATAACCATTAATTGGTGAAAAATCAGGACCACCATCAGAAATACTAACCCACTTTTTACCAGTCCACCTATTACAAACATGCCTTGATGGATCAGGAAGCATACAAGTTGGTAAATAAGAACCAGGATTGCTAGATTCATATTTAGGACATATAGCTAAAGTACCTATATAATTGCAATACGGCGCATATGGAGGGGCTTCTTGTTCTGTATTCTCCGCATAAACACACCTATGCCCCTCAGCATCCCAATAATTACAAGGATAAGGCTCATATACATTCCAATATTGACAACGATTTATTGCCATATATTAGTTACCATCCACATACATAGAAAACTTACCGGAAGCCTCGTCAACATAATAATGAACTTTGGTGGCACCTTCATAGTAACCTATACATCTCCGCTCTATACGAAAGGAGGACGCCACACCGGGTGCCATGGAGGCCCTGTTTTTAACAAAATAAGCCTGTTTGCCTGCTAAATCCCAGCGCCTCCCATCATACAGTAAGGATAAACATTTTATTCTAATATTAGGAACATCCCTCCACCTATGACTTTCTTCAGTCATTATTGTGCCATCATCAAGTTCTGCTATCCACCCACGTCTCATTATATTATACCCCTTTTCCTTTAGATTTTTGTTTATTATTTTTATAATCTGTAGTGTACCAACCGGCCCCTTTTAGATGGAATGTTGATTTAGAAATTATCTTATATAACACACCACCGCATACAGGGCACTTTTCTGGTACTTTGTCAAAACGTTCCCAAACCTCTACCGTGTTATCACAATCTTTACATTTGTACTCTTTAATCATTTTTTTTTTGAATCCTTTTATTTCTTTTTTCTGTACTTTCTGTTTAATTTTGTATCACCACAGTTATCTATAATACCTAATTTTAGTAATTCCACACCATCCCAAAGTACTACATTATATAATTCTTTTGCCAAATTAAACTTTATCATATCCTCTTCTTTTTTTCTACCCTTAACCTCAATATATATTTCTAATTCTGGTATGTAAAAATCTGGTAAATAATTAACATCACCTATGCTTAACCATTCGCATTCGTAATACCAATCAAATCCTTTAAATGTTAAATAGTCAGCAACTTTAACTTCCCATCCAGACCGCATAGTAACCTCACCTTGGTTTGGGGTAATATATTTTTGATAATTTCCCCAATAACTATTGTACCCCATCTTTCTACCACTAACAAATGTATCAGACATCTTCTTTTTTGCATCATCTGTATGTCCTACATCATATATAGGGTTTAATTTACCCATACGAGCCTCACTTTTAGTTCTAAATGGTATCCCATAAGAAAGCATCTTATTGGTTATAGTTTGCTTACAAACTCCATATACGGTAGCAATCTCAGAAGGGTGCTTTTCTTCATCCCAATACATTCGTCTAATATCTTCTAGTATTTCAACACGGTTATTTCTGTTACAATCACTAATATTAGCGCCCCATTTCCTCAAACGAGTATTAATAGAACTATCGGAAGTCCCTAACCTATTAGCTATCTGCTTATTAGTCAACCCATCTTCTATATGTAACTTAATAATTTCATCTTTTTTTTCATCTAACCAAAATAATCTTTTTGCCACAATAACTCCTATATAATTATAAATTAATACTCAATTTTTATTATAATACATAATAATAAAAAATCAAGTAAATTTTATTAATATAAAAATCAATTCAGTAATTCTATTAACTGTAATCGAAATAGAGTCTCATATTAATAGTTGAATTTGCCCCTGTCTCACTCGAACCAAGTCGAATATTAACCCACATCGGGTCAGACATTAAACCTGTATTTCCTATACTCTCACTATCATCTGCCGAAGATACTACTGATAGATTCTCTTTAGTAGAATATAAATAAGAAGGTGATATATCACTATTAATATCACCAGCAACAATATTAGGATACCACTCAATACCATCATTAGGTGAATTACCAGAAACGTTATCTGGACCTACTGTTCCAAATCTAAATTTAGTATCAGCGTTACCTTCATTATGATGACTAAATGAACCATGACTCTGAAGACCAAATTTAACTGTAGATAGCTCCACAGCGCCACTTTCAACTTCGAACATAACGCATTTAACATCAGACTCAGCAGACACTGTAACATTACCATAATTTAATGAATTAATATTATAAGCTGCTGGTTTTGGCGCAGAACAAATAACATAGAACTCATCACCAGCACTAAAGTTATCAGTACCATCAGGATTAAATTTAATACTTAAACCTCTAGAACCTAACTGAGTAAATGTTCCAGATTGAGTAGTAATAGGAGCCGCACTATCATCACACCTATTAGATGAAAATACATACTGCGCTGTCCCAGCAGGAGCAGTAGCGTTAGTTCCTTGTACATAATCTGGTTTATAGCACTCAATGGTCCATGCCGGACTTGTTTGATTAAATACAGCATCAGTAAATTTAACTTTAAGTCCGTAATCACCTACTTTGTACCAATAATCTGGATAAAGTAATTCAGTATAAGCTGTAGAATCATCACCAAGAGATGAAGTCCAACTCATCCTTGGAACATTACCAGTAGTAGCACCCATAGTAGTACCATTAGTTGTATCTATAGATATTACATATGTAGAATTAGTTGCTCCATTAAATAAGCCACCTGTAGACATATTACCAGGATAAGAGTTACCAGCACCTTTAGTAGGAGTAGCTATACCCCTAGGAGCAGTTACAGCTTCGGTAAATGAGTCATTACTAATTACTACATGATAAACCTCATCTAAAAATCCTTTATATGTACCACTAACTGTAACAGTTCCAGAAAAACCATTAGTACTAGCAGCACCACCTTGTTCGACTTTTGAAGAAAAACCCAAAACTCCACCAGCAGAATTAGTACCACTTGCTGTTACGGAAACACTAGAAGAAGAACCTAATGTTCCAGAATGGATTTCAAATTTATTACCTGAAGAACCATTATTAACCCATTCACAAATAGCATTATCAAATGCTGGATTGTCCTTACCTAAATCATGTAACTTTTCAGTTATGTCTTTAGCTACAAATCTGGCATCCAACTCTGTACCACTATATAGAGTAATATAAGGACAAGTTTCCCCATCAATTGTAACATATAGACGATTGGTAGTAGTGCCAATATTAAAAGTATCTCCTATACTGGCAGTACCTCTACAATAACCTCTTGTACCTTTACAGCCACTACCATTACCGTCAGTAGCCACACCAACTGCTGATGTGTCAAATTTCACCCATCTTGTATTAGCCGCCATTTAAAATTCCTCCTAATTTTATTTCAATAAAAATTTAAACTCACGGACTCTCAATAGTAAATGTATAAGTAAAAGGCTCCATTTGGTTTCCGTGAAAGTCCTTAACTCCAGAAACCTTAACTGTATAAGTTTGGCCATAATAAAAAGCAGTACTACGAGGATAAATACTACAAGATAAATCTCTATATTCAACAGCATTTACAAAAGCTGTCAAATTTATAGATGGTAGCTCAGCAGTATCAAAGTAGTAATGGGCACCTTCTGTATTTGGACACACAGCCCCATTACTAGCTGTAGCGGTTACATAAATTCTAGTAGAGGCGTCCCAAAATATACCTTCCTCAGATAATTCCAGATCATAACCATACAATAAATAAAAGTCCTCTTCAAGGACCTCTCCGTATGTGCTTTCTGCATATACAGTAACTATTATTTCACCATCCGAATAAAAATTATCTAACGGATCGAAAAAAGCCCGCTTACCGTTTGGGATATCTTGAATAGTTATCCCACTTAAAGTTGTACCATCTTTAACTATACTTATAGTAGTCTCATCTACATCATATATATAATCTACAATATCTACATAACCAACACCACTAGCAGCCGTAAATTCATCTGTAACTAAGAAAAACCCATCTATAAATAAACTACGTGTTTTAAAATCTGACCCAAACGAAGTAGTTGAAAGTACGCTACTATAAATATCAACGTCTTGCCTAACAAAAGTACCAGAAGCTTGCTGCAAATCCACAGTAATACCTGAAGTTGTAACATATGTATTATATATATCACATAATATATCCTTTAATCCTAAATTAGATACATACATATCAGTATCAATATCATGTATAGTACCTGACTGATATCTAATATCGCCGCCTATACTATAAAGAGTACCAGAAGCTGCACAATAAATATCTGTGAGAGTTTCGAAATATTTAGCTTCCGCTAACGTTAAATCAACTAACATATCCCTACTATTTGTAATGGTGCCTAAATTCAAACGATAGTGGGTTTTAAAATCCATAGTCCCGCCCACTGAAGCACTATACAAAAAGAGATCCGTGGGCAACGTAATCTCTTTGGGCTGAGTCTCACTTTTAAATAAATCAACCATTGTGTCATCTAAATCAGGAGCTTTGTTGGTAGTTGTAAATTCTACTATAGAATCGTCAGTATGAGAATTAGTTAGTTGTATTAATAATTCAGAAGTAGTGTTGTCACTACCACCCTCATCTGTTTTAATATAGTACTCTACTTCAACAATACCACTACCTGTAGTAGTTGCTGTTTCATATACAATAGAGGTTGCTGTATCCGATTGTCTTGTGGATACGTCACCTATAATATGTATAGTTGGCAGCTCTTGATCAGAAAGGGTCACTTAATCCCCCTTAAGTATACTGATAATGTAAAGTGGTCACAAAATCATAATTTCCTGCTGTAAATGAATCATTCATATTGTGTAGTCTAGGTTTAAAAATTAAACACTCACCATACAAAGAAACAGCATATATTAAATTAAAATCACCATAATAATATTCATCACCTTTTAGTATATGATCTCTTACTGGCGGGTAAACAAAACAATCAGGACTATCCATTGAAAAATGTAAATACTCAATAGAATCAGAATCCCAAGTCACAGATTCCATATCGTATCTATAAGTAGTTGCATCAACCCTATAATGACACTCATCTAAAATCTTATTATTTGTAGTAGAATGTGTATCATCATCCCAAGCTGTCAGTCTACAATCATAAGCTTCACCAAAAGTTAACTCAAATACAACAGCATTAGTAGGTTTTAAATACCAATTTTCACTATCTATTAATCTATCTCCGAAATCGTCAGTTTTACAAAAGATAGAATCCCCGCCCCAACGTCTTTCAGCATCTACATCCACACCGGTTCCTGAATAAGAAGCTAATAGCTCAGCGTAAGCCACTTCCATTATACCAGAGTAAGTAGTATTATCTATACCTGAATACGTAGTATATATACCAGAATAAGTCGTACCTATACCAGAAAAACTAGTATACAATTGATAAAGAGTACCACTTAATACAGCACCGCCAGTCACCTCACCAAAAGTAACAGTAACTGTGTTAACTTCTGTATCAAATATTGTATCTGTACCAAAAGAGTAATCACTTATATAACCATAAGTATCTTTATCATAATGAAAAAAAGCACTACCGTGAGAAGACCATCCAAGAAAAGTGTCACGTTCATAAACAGTCTGATCATCTCTAATATTTGAAGCTGTGTGCTGTGATAAATTACCACCACATAAATAGGTTAGTCCTGTAATAGTACCATAAGTAAGAGTTGTGTAACTACTTGTTGATGCATAAATAGCATACGCATTTACACCATCAGTAACTGAACCGCCACTATCGTGCGAATTATTTATTACAATTTTAGAAATATATTTACTTTCATCAAAAACACATATAAGTCTAAGGTCAGTGGTACTTTCTGCGTACCACTCGTTACCAGCTCTTGAACCTGTAATAGAAAACGCTGTGCCAAAAATATAAGCCGGTGGATTATCTACTGTGTAATCTGAACCATAAGCAGTATAATAAGAAGTGTTTGGTAATGAAATTAGATCTCCTGCGTGGTCATAGAATTCTATAGATCTAAGTCCTGTACCAGAGCCGCCGTGATTAGATGCTATATCAATTATCAATGATTTGACTAAGACCATTTCATCTCCATAAGCTTCAAGTTCACTACTTTCAAACTTAGTAGTATCACCCAAAAATCCTATCTGGTATGACCACTCACTATCATCAGTAACAGAAGAAGTTGCATCATTTGTATAATTATGCCAAAATGTACCAGAAGCACCAGTTTGTATAGTGCAAGCGTCATCCATAAGTGTTAAAGTTCTATACATACATTCTTTGGTATTTAAAGGGTATTCCATATAATCTTGAGACTGTGACGCTTTATGTAAAATATCATAAGACTCATACCAAGTACCTAAATACTGCCCGCCAGGCTGTGTATGGGATCTAGTACCAGCAGTAATATCATCAGACATATTAGTACTAGTAAAAACTATTTTTTGCAGATCGGTGGATTCTAAAACAGAACCTGCGGAAGCAGCCCTATAAGAATCGTGGGTTGTATAAAATTTTTTCTCTATTGTTACAGCCATTTATAAAAATATCTCCTTATACAGCCATCTTCCAATGCTCTGATTGGATAGGCTTATCTATAGTAGTCACTACAATATCACCAATCTTATACTTTTGTAGCTGATCTTCTTTCAAAACTATCTTGTAAGACATAACTTTTTCTTCTGCTAAACAATTCACATTAATTGCATGGAAAAGTCTGAAACCTTCTACAGATTCACTCACCTCGATCAATGGTAAATATCCTAAAAATTTAGGTATACTTATCAAATGCCCAGTTGACAATTGAAACTGTAAAAGAGTAATACCGTCTTTGATATCTGACCATCCAGTATTAAACAAATTATTACCATTAACTACACTACCATCAGCATAGTGAGCTATAAAAAATGATTTATATGGGTTGACCATATTAAGTTTGTTATACTTACCGTAAACCGTTCCATCTTGCGCATCTAAATGTCGTAGTGATTTAACTCTTTTATCCATAAATACCTCATATATATAAATATCTGTACCCTTCTATAGGGGTGTCATGTGTAAACTCTAAATCATATGGGATAGCTGCATACATACTAAAATATAATGCCTCGTTTTGAATAGAGTCTGAACCTTTTAGCCCTAATCTATTAGTATAACCGGCTAAATAAGAAGCATTAGTACTATCACCATTCCAATTACTTAATGGGGCTATATCAGAAGTTCTAATAGCATTAAAAACAGAATGCGGGTATGCTACAGATCCACTTAAGGTAGGGATGTTTGTAGTAGAAAAAGTATCGTCATCCCACATTTCTAAATATAAATCACTAGTCATCTCGCCATCAACATAAACACCAAAAACATATCTATTAGTATTGGGCTGGCCGCTGGCTAATGGTACATGATACATAATATTATCATATTCTGATTCAATATATATTTGAGGTACTGGGTAAGTACCAACTGCAGGTTTTATAGTGGCTTCTCTGCGGCCATAAACGGCTGTTGGTGTTTCAACTGATTGATGAATACCACCACCAGTATATACTTTTATGTCTGCTGGATCTGATGTGCGGACTGCCTTCCAATCCCCATAAGGACCTCCTGTACCGCCGTACGCGGCATCGATTTCAGAATAATTATAAATAAATGATAAAGTGGGTTCTGACATAATTTCCTCCTATAAATTATATAGGTTACTTAATTACTTTAACCTATATATAATGGGTGTTATCTTTATATTTCTGTATTTACCACCAACATCTAATCTCAAACTATCGTAATCTATACCAGTGGAATTTATTGCATAAACCTGTACTTTAACATCATCCATAGTACGTTCTGTACCCTGTAAACATCTACCAGGTGACACATCATCTATATTAAACCAAGGACCTGAACTACTAATACAATAAAATGTCCAACTTTCTCGTAATAAATTTGCATTATCCGAAAGGTCATTAACAAACACAGTTATTTTAACTTCTTGGCTATATACAAAGGGTGCTCCTATATTGCATATTATGTTAAATTGTCCAGGTTCATATTCTACATATGTATACGTAATTTGTTTGTTATTTATAAAAACTTCCAATGTAGAAATGTCTACACCATCCCCATTATCTAAAACATCGAAAGTTATTTCTGTATTAATAGGTACGTCATAAGCTTCTACAGCTGGAATCTTATTAACAATATATGGTTTTAAGTAGTCAGGTATTATTTTAAACCAATAAGAAACAGTTATTAAATTTGGAATAGGTGCCTGATCATATACTATAACCTCTACAAAAACTGTAGCATTATTGTGAAAAGCTTTTGGAAATGAATAAGCAAAGTCTATACCCTCCAACCCACTACCAGCATCAAAAGTGGTAATAGTACCAAGAGGTGCTATATCTATAGTAGTAGAGGTGCCAGCCCAAGATACTTCATATACAAATATTTTAAGTGAAGCGGTGTCTAAACTATAAGCAAATGGTCTTAATCTTATCCAATAATCTATATCTGTAGTATTTCTTTCAGACCAAAAATTAGGAATGGCCTCTTGTGTAAATGAAAATTGATTTAAAGTAGCAGTAACTACATTACCTGTTGAAAGATGCCTACTAAGATAATTCTGACTCAAATAACGGGCATCTTGTACTGAAGCTTCAGAAGGTAATTTTATGTCACCTTCAGCTAAAAGTTGAGTTACATAAGTAATAGGCAACTTATCCTCAAAACCATCCGCAATACTTCCATCAAATTCAGTAGCGATACCATTAAAAATTGGTTGATATACTGTAGATAAAAATGTCATAGTATCTTGATACGAATTGACCTTGTTTCTATCGTCTATTGTAGGATTTTCTATTTCTGACCAGACACCTGACCACACCCACTCTCCACCAGGTATGGATCTCCTAGAATAACAAGCAATAGGTATAGTACCTTCTTGTTGGGCATCTTTGCCCACTACCATAGTAAAATTAGAAAAATCAGGTAATATATTTTTAATTTTTATACCATCATCATAATCAGACATGACGGATACAGCCGCATGACCAGCTACGTAAGAACTACCAAAGCCTGAATTGGCGCCGACAGCTATAGCTGTTATATTAGCTACCCCATTATAATCAGCACCAGCTGTATATTGTACAGAACAAACCCCATTAGCATCAGTAGTTACGTTACCATCTGATGGATCTAATACCCCATTAATATCATTTTCTATATCAAAATGAACATCCTTATTTAACAATCCCACACCAAACTGATCTCTAACCACTGCAGTTATATATGATACGCCCTGATACCCAACTATTGTATTAGAAGCATATATATTTATAGTACTAGAATAAATCTCCAAAGCATCCACAATATAATTATATGTATCAAATTCATCTAAAAACTGCCTACCTGTATCGTCCCAAGTTATCTCTGCTTCTTGTAATCTATATATATCGGAACCATTAAAATTAATATCGTAAATAGTAATTAATTCAGGGTCTTCTTCTTTTTCATACATATTTAATAAACATTGTGATTTTACAGGTTTAGTCTGATCTAAATCATAATGTATAAGATTACAACCCTTTACAAAACTTACAGTATCATAAATATGATTCCAATCTGCGGCCTGTACTTCAAAAAACATCCCACCATAATTTCTATAAACAACATCACAATAAGAATTTAAGTCTAAAGACAATAAGGTCCCCCCAGTAGAATCGAAGGCATAACGTACACCATCAGCATTTACCAAAGGCTTTGGTTTACTAGGTAAATGTGCGTACTTAATAACTGTAATGGGATCACCTTCAACATATTCATAAATAGTTGGGTCTGCACCGCCATATGTCCTTATAGTTACTTCATCATTAATATAGTCAATGTCATGTATATATACCTCTTCTACTGCTGACACGTTATCAGTGTCAGATGAAGGACCTATTAAAATAGTATCATATTTGGATAATCCACTTATAGTAGTAAACGAGATCATACCTGTACCCGACGGAACGTGATCTAATAAAGAAGCTTGGTAAGTTTGTATTGCAAAAGTATCAGCCGCAAACCAATCTATAGAGTCACTGTATTTATAAGAAGAGGATACTAAGTCTAATGTAAAAGAAGTGTTATTGATACGCCATTTTCTAACTATATTACCATAATACTCTACTTCTTGTGCTATTTTTAAAACATCATTATACTTAATATACTCGCCAGTTTCATCATCACGTTCGTATGTATAATAACGTCTATATCCATAAGGGATTCGTTCCAATGTATAAAATATAGCATTATCATATGTCGATGATTGATTTAAAGGGCCTACATATTTCAAGGTTACCAATTCGCCTGCGGAAGAGGATGTGGCTTCTTCTGACTCCAAAGCTAATATCTGATCATCAACAGTATTGGTTGCAACATGAGCCTCAATAATAGAACTAAATATAGTATTAAAGTTGGGATCAAGGCTCCCGTAGGAGGTATTGGTATAAGTATAATTTGTATAATATATAGTAGTATTACGTACACCTCTTGTGGCGTAACTTCCATCAGTATGAAAATTATTAACTACTATTTTAGTAATGTACTTAATTGAATTAAAAACACATATTAATCGTTGATTTGTAGTATAATATCTACCACTAAGCCAAGATGTATCGTTAGCAGAACCTATTTTAAATATAGAAGTATCAAATACATTGTCAGCAGCATAAAGACTGCTGTATGTAGTGGTGACGTACGTTGTAAAATCATCAGTAGATAACTCTATTAATTCATCATTATCATCATAAAATTCAATAGATCTAATACCCATATAACCACCATTACCATAATTATCAGCAAAATCAAATATAAAAGATTTGGCCTCCATTACTTGGCCTGCTATATAAATAGTTCCAGAAGCATAAACATAAGGAGTAGAAAGTAAGGTATCTATTGGTGTAAAAGTATATGTACGTATTAAAGTACCAGAAGAGTTTTTAACCTTCATAGTGACTGGGGAAGTATTGATGTCTACTGTACAATATGTACCGGTTTGTGGGCCTATACAAAAATTAGAATTGTTTAATCTTATATTTTCAGACATTAATAACCTCCCTAATCATATTGAGTAGCTAATGATGTGACCGTAACTTCTCTAACAGAAAGACCAGCTCTATAATAAGAAGTGGCGACTCCCTGTAAGTTAGTTAAAGGTTTTTCTATAGTCAAATACCCAGTAGTATCATCATCACTTAAATGGGCGGCTTTATATTGGGACGGGTTGCCATACTGGTCCTGTATAATTGTAGTAACCTCGGCCAAACTAATACCATTACTTGGTAATATTTTAGGATATAATTCCATGCTTATTGAATCAACAAAAGACCTTAGTGTGCTACATTGATAATTATAGGTGGCCTGTGAATAATTGGTTTCAAAATATTTCATATAATTTTGCAACCTATAAACCGTATCACCTTCGATATCTAAACCGTATATAGGTATAATAGTAGTACCATCCGTCCGTATGTTATCCATTGTAAATGATTTATCAATCTCTTTAGTGTCTATATTAAAAAATCTAAGAACAGTCCCATATACATATAATATATAATAATTATTATTATCGGTATCTATATAAAAAACACTTCCTGTAGTAGAATCAAAAGAATCATCCTCTACAGTATAATCCCATTCACTATTTACCAAATTATATCTCATTAAAGAAGGATCTTCTATAATACCTTTATAATTATTAAACATCCAAAAATTATTAACAAAAGAGACATCTTCACCCGCAACATGCGGCATTGAGGTATAAAAATCTAAACCATATACATTAGAAGAAATGGTACCAGTTACAGTGACTTCTTCATGAAAGCCATCCACATTTGGCCCAATAGTAATAACCGTACCTACAGGTATGTTGGTGGTAAAGGATTCTGGTAATGTTATATAAGTACTTCCAATAGGTAATTCTTCCGCCAATATACTACAAAAAGACTCTATAGAGAAGGATTCAGACTCATAATAATTTGAAACGTTACCAAAGGATAATGTATCTATTAATTTACATAAATGGCTCTCTAATCGCCATTTTTTAATAACCCTATAATTAGCAGAAGTGCCTTCTTGTAAAGTCCAAAAATTAATACCATCACAGCACATATCTATTATTTCAGAGTCTTCTAAAGAGGTATCCAAAGGATAAGTAAAAACTACATCACCTTCAGTATTCTTTTTAAAAAGAATATCGTTATCATGTACAAAAGTAAAAAAATAACCACCCCTAATAGCAAAATTGGAATATTTGAGTTTTATATTCTCAAAAGACATCAGGTCTGATCAACCTTTGCTGTGATATTTACTAATCTAGCAGCTAAACCTGATCTATACACTGCTACAGCCTCGCCATTAGCATCAGTGTTTACACCGGTTCCACCAGTAACTATTTCGCCATCACCATCGTCATCTTCAAAATAAACCAATCTAGCCTCTACAGGCTGACCAAACTGATCTTTTACTCTTGCAGTTAAAGTAGAAGTACTAACTTGATTAGCAGCTATGACATTAGGCGAAGCGGTCATAGATATAGATGCCACTAAAGTATTAAATGTAGCAGGTTGATAATTATAATTTGTCCAACTCTCAGTACTTCCATAATAAGTGGCCGACAGCTGTAAACGGTATAAATTTTTATCTTTTACCGTAATATCATATACTGGAATAATAGTAATATCATCATCATCTATAGTATCCATAGCCATAGAACCATAATAAGGAAGTTCATCATCATGTATATTTACAAAAAGTAAATTGCTGGCTTTAACAAACATTAACGCATTAACACTACCAAAATCAGTGAAATGGTTAATCTCATAAAAAGTTGTAGCCTTTATATCTCTATAAGCACCACTGGCTACGTATTTAATAACCGACCCAGAATATGCGTTTATTTTATACAATGCCCCTGTAGTAGTATCTGTCCCGTAAGCGTTATTAAATAACCATATATAATTATAAAATAATAAAGTATCCCCATGAGTATAAGTTTCTTCTATTGGGTCAGCTAATGTGATTACATTTCCAGAAACATCCTGTACTGCTATAGTTTCTAATGTAGTATCAGTTTCCAAAGTAATTTCCATACTAGTTGTTAAATTTCCTGGCAAATCATCAGCATCTACAGTTATTATAGTGGCACCTGGAGAATATGAGCCACTTATAGTACAATGATAATGTTCAAGCGTAAATGCTTCAGAATCAAATGTATGGGATGGGTTGCTGAGGGTGATGCTTTCCTTTAACTTACATATATAGTTCTCTATACGCCAACGACGTATTACCATAACACCTGTATCCCCAGGTTCTAATGACCAATAATTTATTCCATCATGCTCAGCACTAACTACAGCCTCTGACATTAAATAGTCAAAAGGATATGAAAAAGCGGTAGATCCATCGTCTACTTTAGCTAAAAGCATATCCGTATCATCATCAAACATATAAAAATAACCGCCAACATTAGTCATGTGCGGTTTTCTAAATTTTAAATTATCCCTATTTGCCATTATTAACCTCCATAATATTCGCAATTCCTAGCGGGCGGTTCCCAATGAAATCTATATTCAAATGGAGTACCTTCTATATCACACTCATCAGTTATATCAAACACGTAATCCCTAGTAGTCATAGTAATCTTAACATCACTTAAATCTAATCCAGAAGAAGGCATATCATCCTTAATAGTTATATCTAAATTAGACTCTATTGGCACCCCTGAATCTATCATGGCAGGAATTATATCTTCTATGTAAGGAGCACTATCATCATGCACCAAAGGTTCCCAGTCAATTTGTGCGGCTATTTTAGCCACAGCATCTGCTACAAGCTCATTCAACTTAATAACATCTGTTACGTTATTAACATATTGTGGCGCTATAGGTGTACCATTTGCTGATGTTTGTTTGGTACCTAATTCTAAAAACCATCTCGGGTCTCCATCATTAGCATTTATATCATAACCCCTAACAAATGAAATATTAATTTTAACTGTTTGATCATAGTTTAAACTATTTCTAACATAAAAATGTGCCATTTAACCAGTTCCTTCAGAAGGTTTTTCAGAAATGAATAAACGTAATGAATCTAAATCATTACTTATTTTTATATCATTACCATATAACCTCTTATTATCTATTTTTATCAAAGCCACCAGGGGGCCTAATGATTTATTTAATATAGCTTTAAGTTTATTAACACCTTGAGCATTATCAAAATATATAGAATAGTCATGCACCAATACACCCATATTAAACAAAGTACCTTTTATAGACCTAATAGATTTTGCCAAAGAAGGTGTTTTTAAATCATTGGTATAAATACCTGTATTTAAAATTATTACATAAAAATTAGTACAACCACTAACACTTATTTGTACCATAGTATTTATATATCTAATAAAATAGCTATCCTCACAAAACAAAAAAACACGTTTCTTTAAACCCATGGACATACCTAAAGCTATAGCAAAGTAATCTACAGAAAGATCATCAAAATAACACACACCGCCAAAAGAATCGAACTTAGACTCACTAATGATGGCTTTCCCTATACAAAACACAACGTCGTCTTCTGATAATATCTTAGAAAACCCAGAAAACACCCTTCTCCTATTCATAAAACCTCCGCCAAATCTAAATTTTTAATGTAACAGGTAACTTTTCACATTCCATATACGCATCAGCCTTATCCAGTACAGATAATCCATCAATCAAATCAAAACTTTTTAAACCCACATCTTGGACAGAGTCAGTTATAAATAATATAGGTATATTATGCTTAATAACAAAATTATTTATCTGAACTTTTACTGACAATAATGAATCATTGTCACACAACACTACACTTTTATAACCACTTAAACATACTCCAGCAGCAAGCCCTACAGCCGTGGAGTCATTTACTGTAGGTACAAAATGTAAAAAATCTGGATTTAATGTATTAAAAATATCTTTAAGTGACTCATTAGGTACACCAGTAAAAAAATGGTAATTTAAATCTGTACAAAGTTTTTCCCAAAAGCCATTAACATCCATAACATTAACTACTATAATCTATTTGGTTAGAAATTGTTTTTATACCAAACCTAACCAATTGATCCATAGACGTGAACCAATTAGTAGGGACACTTTCTGGGTCCTGCTCACGTAGTAACTGAATCTTAGCTTTACCAGCATAATAATTACCAGTAATAGCATCATAACCGTTAGCTACTACAGTAGCTACCTTTATTGTTGTATCATTAGTGCCAGATAGTGCGGTAAAATATTCAGGAGTACCACTACCATCAGTAATCATAAAAACTTTACCAGCAGTAGCACCAGTACCAGTATTTACATTAAGGGTATCTGTACCTGCGGTATAATCTTGATTCAATAGAGTCTCTTTTACGGCCACATTGGCTAAAGAATAACTAGTAGTGGGCAAATCAAAACCTAAAACTTCAGTACAATCATTTACAGTTCCAGAAGCAACTACTACAGAAGAACGATTGTTGCCAGAGTAATAAGGGCTTATACTACCAGAAACTACCCAAAACTTACCATTCTTATACTCCACTGAAGCATTTCTATATGATGCAAAAAATCCAGTGTCTGCAGTCTCTAAAGTATAAGCTAATGCTCTAATATTTTCCTCTAATTCAGCAGCAACAACTTCCCCAGTAATAGGGGTACCGTCATCATTAGGTGTAAGTGTTATTGTGTAATAACCGCTACCATCAGTGCCGCTAACTGTAGCATCAATCTTTACCCTCAAACTTTTATGAGTGTCATCAATATAAAACTTTCCAGATGACCCTGCAAAACCAGAACTTTTACACCAACCTGATTTCATTTCAGTAACATATAAATCCTGTATTGCAGTTCTATCAGTGTTATCACTATAAGCACTGGTAGTTGCACTTAATACAAACTTTTCATCACCCTCTGATCCAAGGGGTACTATACTTTCCAAATCAATAGACACACGTTTGGTAACTCCAGGATAATTCACAAGATCCTGAGTATCTATACTAATTGCCATGTTATTTCCTCCTATAAATTAAGTAAAAAAATAGTGCTGCCCAGTAAGAATATAATGAGGACATCCTGGAAAAGTACACTCATAACCCCATTTGCTCCCTCTAGACGCAGTTTTCATGTAATACGTGACCCCTCCAACAGAATGATCCACTTTAGTTGGTAAAGACTCCCCTTCTGTAAGTCCAAGTAGTCGGGTAGTTTTAAAATCAGAACTTTGTGTAGAATATGGACATGGAGCATAAATATGACCAACCTTATCCAAACGCTTTTTATCAGCAGGAAGATTGCCATAATCCTTAGTACCAACCCTACGTTTCCATATCAACCATTTATCAAAAGGTACAAGTTTATTTTCAGCTGTCCAAACATTATACTCAGCAATCTCCGTATTCATAAGATCGATACAATCCTGAGCGCCTGATGGTACTGGACCTGTCACTATACTTACCTCTTGCCAAATTTCTTCAAGGGTAGTCCCGGAAACTGTTATACAATAGTCAATACATCTACTCATTATTAAACCTATACCTTAAATGGTCCTCTTTTATTAAAATAGTTTTGTACACTAATGAATATTTATGTATACTAAATTCATGGTCACTTGTATCTATAACAAAATAATCTGTAGATTTTAATTTAGGTACAGTATTTAGTTCTTCAGTATGAGTAAGATAACATTTATCAAGGAACACCTTATTCTCACTATCACTATAATTAACACCTAACCATTCGAATTTTATTACATAGACACCTTTAACCAGTGTTAAATATTGTGAATAAAGATCTAACATCATATGGTCTTTATCATTTATCTTTTGTGCTATTTGTAAAGCTGGTCCTGAAAAGTAAGCACCAACTAACTCACAACATCCCTCTTGGCTATAAACAGCATCTTGCCAATGTATTTCTAATCTAAACTTCTCTGATATTAAATAACTCATAAATTAATCCTTAAATATAAATAGGTGTTAATGGGATTGACGCACTACCTTCACCGTAATCAGCCACATCAGAAGAGCCGCCGCCTACCCTACTAACAATACCGTGTACAGTAGTAGTTGCTGTACCAGTAGCGCCGGCTGATACATTACCTGAACTTGACTGAGCAAAAGTACTATCAAATAAAATACCTGTTTTAGTAGGAGTGGTAGCATTTGTAGACTGCCCTTGTGTGATGCCTCTAGACACAAAAGTAGGTTCAACACCTCTAGCTGCAGCGTCCCCAGTTAAAATAGTAGTTGCTCCTATATACTTAATAAGAGACCAAGTCTCTTGTGCCGGAACATCTTTAGATGCTTTAGAATAACTATAACTATTAACCTGCCAATTATCACCATCCACACCTTCAGAGCCCTCACAAGAACCGGCCTCTATTGTAAGGGACTCCCCACCCAAAGTAGTACAGTCTTCAGAAGGCGTTGTATCATACGTAGGGCCTGGAGCATACATAGTAAGGTTGGCTGTTAATTGTGGTTTATATACTAAATGATTTGTACTAGGAAGCCAAGAACCTAAACAAAAGGCGTCTTGCCTGCCAGGGTCTGCACCCCAACTTGCTGATATAAAACAATAACTACCCATAAACTCCACATCAGTATTTGCCCCTATTACTACAACTGTTGCCATAATAATCTCCTTTAATATTTCTATATAATTAGTAAGGTTACTTAATTATTTGGGTTGTGTACCCTTACATTCTAAATACGTCGTATAAGTACATTCATACCTAAACGAACATGCCTTACAAAATCTACGTTTAAAAACTTCTAACCGCGCTTGAATCTGTCTATCATTTAAACTACGAATATCCATACCACCTGACAAATTATAGTCCTCCGGCTTTATAGCTCTACTGTTAGGAGGGGTACGTCTCCGTTTTGAACAAGCACCACATGCCATTATAAAATCTCCTTTTATGAAGTTGCTACCAAAGTAACATTAGTAGAATACCAACCACCAGCACTTGAATGTTCTGATTTAGGAATTATCTGTGTAGTATAATTCATAATAACACCATTAAAAGACACACCACCAGCAGAGAAGGAAGATTTAATGGAAGGATTGGGTGTGTCACTTATTATAGTATAACTAATGGTAGCTATACCCATAATATTGTAAGTTATACTTTCTGCAGAACAATCAAAATATTGTGCCATTAATTTACTCCTTTTCTTCTATATAATTAGGACCCTGAGCCTCAGAAGCTCTATAAATTTTTTCTCCTGATGCAACAATACGTGTATAATTGGCCGAAACAAAACTACCTCCCTGACCTCTAAATTCACTAGAAGTTAGTACTGTTGTAGCACAAGTATCTGTCAGTAAATCTTGACCCTCAGCCATAAAAGAGTGTAAAACAAAATACCCAGCAGTAGATGTTGGCATAGGACTACCTGCACGTAGTCTATAAGAATATCCATTATAAGATGCCATTATAAAATCCTCCTTGTATTAAGCATTATATGCAAATGTATACGAAGCAATAGGTATAGAACCAGGCACCAATTCAATATTAAATGTTTGTAAATAGTAACTACCGGTACCGACACCCATATTACCCATAGTGCATCCACTCTCGCTACTAGTGCTAAAACTTATAGGCCCTTTACTATAGCTCATACCTAAACCCTCTGTCTGCTCATTTATAGAAAAAAGTGTAGATGGACCAGATTGAGAGGACGCTGATACTGTTACTGTCTTGCTTGAAGATTCCTCACCCAAACTAACATAACTTGAGGCAGGATCTTGCATAAAAGACCTACCTGGACCCAGATAAATAAAAAGAGTAGTATCTTCTTCGCATAAATATTTTCTCATCCAAAGAATTTGCACACCGGCTCTAGCTGGACAACCTGTATAAATATTTGTATCTGCATAACCTGAAATATTTAATGTACCAATCCTAGGCCCTTCTGACATAGTACCACAACTATTATCAGTAAACTCTGTATTTATAGTATTATTTACCGAAACAATACAACCAGGGATACTAAAACCTGTGTCACTAAAAAAATTACCTACTAAATGACAACATTCAGAAGCCATTATGTGCTCCCTTCCTCTGTTGTAGAATCATCCACATAACTAAAATAAGTACCATAAGCAGGACCACCTTGGGCAATAGACTCATGGCTATGTACCATAATTGGTTGGGATAAAATACGTACACGTTCCCCAGTATAAGCATAGAACCATATAACATTAGTAGTAGCCAGTACTTGTTTATATTTTATAGCAACTTCATTAGGAAATTCGTTTTCATCGCCCAAACTACCAACATCCTCAGCCTCAACACAAAAACCTTTTTTTAATGTTCTATTATTACCAGATGCTAATGTGACAGTACCTTGCTTAGGTGTAAATCCCCCATCATTAGATAATGTAGTAGGTATTTTTAATTTGTAAGAAAAGCCAGCTTGGAAACTCATAGATAAATTAATTATATCAGACATTGGCCTCTCCTCCTTCTACACCATCCGTAAATATTGGACTAACTTCTATAGAACAACTTAATTGTGCAGGACTATTATACATACTCTGTGCTTCCACAGGAATGGGGGCTTTTGTTTTTTCCTGATTTTTTATACTGTCACCTGATATAGTTTTTAAAACATCATGCTCAGACTCAAATTTCCCATCACGTAAACCTTCACGCTCAACACTATTTATAGTTACCCACGAGCTTTTTGAAGCTCTACATCTACGTGTATACTTCTTACCCTCTAATTTAGATAAAACATCTACACCACTTATATTAAGGATGACATATCCTGGATCGTCCCAACAAGGAGATACTGTTGATTTTTTAAGTATACCAGAATAAATATCTATCATAGTACCATTACCACCGGCACTTATATTCACAATACCTCCAACATTACTTCCTGAAATTTGATCATACTCCACCTTTAAAGAAGCATCAAAGGTAGATAATTGGCCCCTAGATTTACGTACATTAAAAGATTGAATAAATGGAGTTTCTACAGTAAGAGAATTACCAATATTAATTTTTGCTCGAATTTTAATTAAATCAATTGTCATAATTTATACCTCCACCGGGTTATTGTAAACAGAACAACTTACCACATCACCTTTTCTTATTATATTATGACAAGTATTGATGGCTATACGCTCACCAAATCCATCAATACGTACTTTAAAATGTATACCATTACCTAAATTCTGTATAACTGTTCCACGGGCATTAACCGACTCAGTGGCTTTAACGGTAGGGCCTCCTATACCTCCAGCTGCCAGTGATTTTACTAATCTAGGCCCCTCATTTACAGATATAGTATACGAACCCTGATCTGTATAAGAATAAGTTATATTGTTGATAACTCCACCAGCAGGGCCTCTTTCTCCCAACTCCACTCGCGTGTTGGGACCACACACATAGTTAGTTTCTATACCTGTACCATGATTCATAAATTCAAATAAATTTTTAGATAAATCTTGAAGTTTACGATCATCTGTGTCAGGATCATTTAGAAAAGATAGAGTTAGTTCTAAACCCCCACCACCATCCAACTGATCCATTACCAATTCTAATGGGGTGGCTTCAAAGTCCTGTTGAGTTGTAGGATCATTGTCTTGAATACCCTCCTCTTGACTAATAATATCCCCATTAAAAGCTATAGTTGCTGGAGGTTCATATAAAACCAATGGACGTACCAAATATTCAAAATCATTAGCTATATCTACAGCCTTTGAGGGCTCACCAGTAGTATTATATTCTGGATCATAGATATTGATAGAGGGGGTGTCTATATCGATCATGGCTATTACTTGCTCCACTATATACCCCCTATTATTAGCAGCTGGAAAAATAGTGGCTATACCTTCCTCACCCTGCCTACTCGCCCCTGACTTCCCACCTTGACCGATTACATAAGAGGTGCCTTGGCCATAAGTCAATGGGTCATTTTCCCTTGTATTTTTAGCAAAAAGTATATAAGGCTCTATATATTCACCAGATCTATCATAAACTATAACATAATCCCTACCAACATTTAATTTAAAAACATGTTTAGAACTACTATCTATTTCTATTACAGCAGTATAATCGTCTGGATTAGGCGGAATAGTTAATGCCTCTGCACCTTTATTAAAAGGAGCTGATTTACACAAAGATAATGGTGTACCTACTATAAAAACATCAACAACTCTTTGAAATTTATCCACTTTCGTATTTCTAATATCCTCATATCTTAAAGATTCTGGGATTGGAATAGGTATACCATTAGATATAGACAAACTTTGCTCTGCATTCGTCCAACAATCCTCATCACCAAACGCTTGTTGTGATGCTGCATTTATATCGGGCCGTTCTTGTAGATTCCCTATATAAGGTCCGCCATCACCGTCACTTGAACACACAATAATTGCCACATTAGCCACATTATTATAACTAATACGAGTATCTTTAGTGTAACCAGGAGCATGTTGGTAAGTAGCATAACCCATAATTTTTTCAAAAGGATTTTCTAATTCATAAAGATTATTTATACCATCTTTATAAGCCGTGTTATTCAAGTTAGGATCATCAAAAACTATACTTGCATGAGTACTAAAAGCAGGATTTGAGCAATTACTTAAAAATAAACTATTATCATACACATGCTTACCACTAAGTCCCCAAATAGGGGCCCATTCAGTATCTACCCAAGTAGGTTGGGGCTTGCCACCTCTAATTAATACACCCTTACACTCTTCAATATAAGAAGAAGTTTGTACTTGGTAATATATATCACTAAGTGAGGCATAATCGTTACCAACCTCAATAAATTTAACACCGCCATCCGTATCAGCTATTACTTCATACATAGAACCATCTGAAATAGAACCAGCTTCAGCTAACCCCTCCAATAAGGATAAATTAATTACTGACAAAGCGTCCATGTTTTTTATATCTAAACCATATAAATTACCACCTACATTTCCGAAAGATGAAACTTCTAAACCAAAGGTGTTTAACACATCCAAAGCCAAACTTCCTGTCGGTCCGGGGCAATCTATATCTATAAATATAGAACTATTACCATAATCTTCCCAAAAATCAGCAATAGAATCCGGTAGATAAGCCATAAAATTAATTATCCTTTTACTTTAAATTTCTAAAATCTAACGCTTGTTTAGCAAGCCGAGCAGCCTCTAAAGCTGACATAGATACTCTACTAATTTGAGAGGTTACATTATCCGAAAGTGAGCTTACCGACACACCTAAATTAGTAAGATCCTCCTGTACTCCTGATAATTTAGATGCTAAACGTGCATCTATATCTTTAGATAATTTTGACTCTAAATTAACTTCCAATTCTTTAACTTCAGTTTCTATTTTAGTAGTAGTATTTATTAATCTTTTATCCATATTATCTATAGTAGTAGCTAGTAAATCCAATCTTTCAGCGCCTACTCCTTGACCCACCTGACCTGTCTCACCAGTAGAGGCCACCTCTATCTTTACAGAGGCGCTCTTAATAGCATTGGTTATGGCTTGAGATATCTTAAAACCAGCCTCAGTAGCTGCAGCTGAAATATTTGACACGTCTACTTCTACCTTAGTACCTTCTTCAAGAGACAACTTCTTATCTTCAACTTTAAGCGTGATATCTTTTAAAGAAGTAGTATCCACCTGTACAAGTTTATCTTCTAATCTTAACTCAATCTTACTTAATTCACTTAAAAGTTCTCTTGAATCTATATTAACTGCTGGCAATTCTACTGATTTAGTGTCAACTTTAACAGGAGTTTTATCCACCTTAAGCACCACTGATCTTAATTCAGAAATAGCTTCACTGACATCCAATTCTATTTTAGGCACATTTAAAGATAAATTGGCAGAAGTATTTGTAAAATTAGTTGATGGTGTTGTAGTGGGTACATTACCTAAAGATCCACCATCAGCAAATGTTGGAATGGAGCCTTTTTTATTCATATGATCTAAATTAGCGTAACCTATTTGCTGCGCAGAATCTGCTCTAACAACAAACTCACCAGGACTTAAAAGAGCTGGGACTTTATCTTCTCTGGGCCCGCCAGGCCCTGATACATGACCACTTAAAGAAGGACTTCCACCAGCTGCATAATTTTTTACCCAATCACTAAGGTTAAGTCCAGATTCCCAATCTGATTTTTTTCGGCTCTTATAAAAATTCTCAAGCATACTATTAACCATATCAGGAACTGAAGTATTAACACCAAAATAATTAGAGTCGGTATCTTTTACAGTACCATACTCTTTTAATTTACCAAAAGCCCCACTATTACCAGTAGTATAGCGTTTACTCACTGCGCTACCATGGTTTTGTTTATCAAACCAACTTTTAGAAAGCATTTCTGCTTCAATTGGTGCTTTAGTAACGGAACCTGCAGAAAGAGGCTTACGTTTATACATATCAATATAAGCTTTATTACCGGCTTTTTCTATTAATTTTAAAAGAGATCTCTTTTCTGTAACTTGTTCATAAGCACTAATAGTCTTACCACTAGGCAATTTGAACCCTATGGTCTCTTTACCATCTTCACTTTTTATAGGTTCTACGCCTTCAACGCCAGCCAAACTTTTTCTCACTAAACGATTTGGAACTCTTTTAGTAGTTTCTTCCACAAGCCGTGGGTCAGTAAACGGATTCTCACCTTCACGCATAACTTCATCAAATTTACTATATGCCGACATAGCTTTGGATTGAAAATCCAATTGTTTAATGTATTTTAATCTATCTTTCGGATCTAAATTTTCATCATGTAATTTTTCAAAAAGATTACCAATACGTTGATTAATAAATTTAGCATCTTTGTAGTATTTTAAAGCTACAGAATCAACTGTGCCACGTTTGGGTACTTGACGCTTAAAATCCATACCAAATTCTTCTTGCGGTATTAAATCTTTGTAAGTTTTAGTCCACATATTAGAATGAGGAATGGCTTTTTTAGATGGTTTTATATTAGTAGGACGATAAGCTTTATTAGCATATCTATAAGAGCTTTGCTCTATTACGCCAGCGGATACATCTCTACCACCAACATTAGTAGTAAACTTATGTACACCACGATAAGGATCGAAAGCGTAATCTCCATACTTCATACTTTCTTCAATACCAGCTATAGAACCTTTATCTTTGATGTGTTTGGCCAAATCTTTTTCCAAACCACGTCTGGTAGATAATATTTGTTCTGCATTAGTTTTAAACGCAGTATCACTCAACACAGCCTTCAACAAACGGTCATCAGCCTTAGATTTAGCATCAACCATAACATTGGATTGTGCTGCTGCTGCAGTGTCATAACCCCATTTATGAGGTAAATGGTCCTTACCACGGCGCATATTATTATCACCACTGATAGAATTGTTTAAATAATCAGTAATATCCTGGGCACTCCAAGATTTTTCATAAATCGGATTATTTATAGCGTCATCTATTCCTGAAATAGTACGTGATGGATCATATGATTTACCAGTAGTTTCAACTATTTCAGAAAGAATATCACCACCAGGTCCAATGTTAGTAAATGATCTTACTTTTTTAGGGTCTACTTCTTCAGCGGCCCTACCTTCCCACTGTTCTTTTTTAAATTGGGCACTCTTTTTATTAAATTCTTCTAACCAAGAAGAAGTTTTTGAATTACCGGCTTCCCTTACTTTTCTGTGCTCTTCTTCGTAAATAGCTTTAGCCATATCAAGTCTTTTATTATCAAGATACCTCTCGGGGTCTAAAACATAACCACCAACTGCACCACCATTAGCAAATTTCATATCTGGAAATAAATTACTTACCATATCATCCCCCCAAGATGTGAGACGTGTGTCATATCCGTAAACCTCAGCAACAGCGTCTTCAGGTGACATATCAAACATGGTTGGGTTGTCTTTCCTATTTGGATCTGCCATAATCTTTTCAAATTTTGCACCAAAATCTGCAAACCTTTCTTTAGCTCTGGCTGGGTCCCCAACTTTCTTAGAAGATATATATGTACTTTCGAACACATCACCAGGTAATTTATCTAATACTGCGTTTATTTCAGTCATTTGTATTTTATTTTTACTAGCTCTATTAATACCGTGAGAAAGTTCATGTCCCAAAGTATATAATAAATCATCTTTAACATCGCCAGCTACACTCTGCAACGGTATATTATCTTTTTGAGCTTTGACAAAATGCTTTTTAATTGCATTTTCATTTGAAATTTGCACAACACCGGCTGGGCCTTGTCTTGTAGGAATAACAGTATGCCGCCCACGATTATGCAAAGGGTCTCCGACCTCAGCAGCCAGCCTTAATGCATCATCTACAGGCATGTTTTGGGTAAACTCAGTACTACCAACAAAGGACAAATGATCTTTTAATTCTGGATACCTTTCCATGTAAGAGTCTATAGTTTTACCCATATCCGGTAAAAATTGACGAGGCAAAAAGTTTTCTCTAGAAAATCCAAAATCTACCCCATATTTATCAGTATATTCCCTATTAAATTTATCTATAGCTAACATATCCCTATTATAACCACCTTTACGTTTAGGATCTTTTTTCATAGGACTAAAACGATCATATAGACTAGGAAATTTTCTTTCGACTTTGGGTTTTGATTTACTAACTATATCTTTTACAACCATTGCTGGATTATCTATTGCGCCAGATTCATTAGTTAATACAGATAACATATCCCTAACTTTAGAAATCTTACCTTCACCAGAAGCCGCTTTAGCAGCCTTAATATAGTTACCAACATCTGTTAATTTATTAAACTTAGACATAACACCAGTCCCGCCAACAAGAGAGCCTATAACATCAGTAGTTATCCCTAAACCACCTTTACTTAAAGAATCTGTAATACTACTATACAAAGATGATCCTACACCACTAACAGTACCCATAATACCCTCAGTAGCAACTTTATTTAAAACTGAGTCCTTAATCTTACTAACACTCTTTAATGCGCCACTTAGACCTTTATTGGCTAAATAGTCCGAAGCACCCTCTATACCTGAAAATACATCTAAAGGGATTTTAGTCAATCTACTAATCAACTCTCCTGTAGCAAATGACGCTTGTTTACCTATACCTTTTAAAGATAACCCTTCTTCTTTTACAGAAGATAATCTGCCAGCTTCTAAATCATCTATTAAAGACTGCATTCCCCCACTAACATTACGAAAACCCCTACCTTTGGTTATAGAATCAATAAAACCGCCGTCAGCAAACGCCGGAATCAGTCCGCCATCGGCAGCCATTGCAGTAGGCAAAGTACCTTTTCTATTCATATGATCTAAATTAGCGTAACCTATTTGTTGTGCTGTGTGGGCCCGTATTACAAACTCACCAGGACTTAAATAAGCAGCAACCTTATCTTCTCTAGGACCACCTGGGCCTGAAACATGACCGCCGATACTTGATGGATGATCTCCAAAAGGCCCACCAGTGCTAAATTTATTATCAGCACTTACTCCACTATTGTCCCCATTAGCTAAGGTTTCTAACATATTTCCTAAAGCGGCCAAGCCTTTACTTATACCAGCAGCAGATGCCTTTAAACCACTACTTATAATATCAAAAGAAGCATTTAAACCTTCACCTATACTCTCAAAAGATAGCAAAGGTTTACCGTACTCTTTTGGAAAGTTCCCAGTAAACAAGGGATCGTTGGATTTTGCACCAAAATCACCCATTCCAATGGGCTTAGTTTCTTTTTCTGATTTTTTAGAAAAACCCAAATCAGCTTCTTTTTCGCCATAAGAGCTATCAGTAGTCTTAAAACCATAATCTTCAAGTTTATTTAGCCCCATTAAGGCTCTATAGTCGTCACTATTAACATCACTAAAATTACTTTTACCTGTATAAAACTGCCAATCGTCAGTAGGTTTACTTTTATTTTCTTTTCTATCTAAACCTAATAACTCCCTATACTTCTCACTATCATCAGCTTTTGCATAAAACTGCCAATCTTTATAGTCTGTTTTTTTAGACCCTTCTCTACCACTCATAGCTTCCTCAAGAGCTGCAGTTGCTTCAGGAGCTATCTTAGCGGCTATAACTTTAACATAATTTAATATACCTTTAAGAGGCTCATTAACATAAGTCATCAAATTCTGCTGTTCTTCATTAACAGCAAATTTAGAATATTTAGACATAAGTTCATCATATGCCGCTTTTATTTCCACAGGATTTGCACCCCTATACATCGTATCATCTGGTTTTATTGTAGATATAATTTTATCTATAGCTAACGCTTCTTTAGAACCTTCAAAATACCCCTTATCTGCTTTAAATTTCTCTAATTCCGCAATACGATCAGCACCAGATATTTTTTCACTGTAAGCCTTAGATAAGTTATCTTTAATAATACTATTAAGCCTGTCAATGTCAGTAAACTGTTCTGTACTAAGTACATCAGGTTTAGTAAAACGTAATTTTTCTAAATTCTCATATAATGTTGCTGCGGGCTGTATTGAGGCGGCGGCCAATTCATTTTGTTTTTTCTGTTCATAAGTAATCACATCACGCTTACGTTGAGTATCCAAATCATCTAACTGAGTCTGGACGCTCTCCATCTCTTCATAATTACCTGATTCCTGAGCCTTAATATAGGCATCTTCCAATTTGACTCTTTGTAAATCATACTGACTAGACACACCGCTTGTTAAAGACATACCAAGCGAGTCAGCCAATCTCTGATCTTCTACAGATATAGCTATTGCGGCTTCTGGATGACTACCTCCTAAAAGCTTGTCTCGTTGATCATAATAAGCCTTTAAACCAGCTTCACTCTGTATAAATATATTAGCTGTAGCATTAGCTAAAGAATCTTGAAATCCTTTAAAAGCTGTTTGAAATTCAGTCATCGCTTTAAGTGCTCGCTGAACATTCTTCATACTCTTTGACAATTTATCAGCTTCTGTAGTTGTATCTTTTAAAACCTTCCTACGTGTTTCTAAAATCTTTTTATTATCAGACAATGTTTGTGCAGTAGCCTCTAACTCACCATCAGTAGCCTCACCAGAATTTTTTAACATATTAAATTTTTCTTCTAAAGATTTAATAGTTTCTTCAGAACTATAAACCTCACTTTCAAAATTGGATAACGCAGTAACATATTTATCCATTAATTTTGAACCTTTTTGGTAATCGGTTATTAATTCTTTAAAAGCACCGCTTCCACCAGCATATAGTTGCTGCTGTGGTGAAAATTCAGAGTAACTTTGTGCTGTCTTAATATCACCAATATAGCCCTTTAAAACATCACCAAAAGTGGATGGGCCTTGGTATTTAGCAGAAAGCTCCATAGAAGTTATACTATCGTGTAAAGATCTATTAAACGTCTCTAAAGTAGTAATTAATGTAGTAAATCTCTTTTTAAGCGCTGTGGCACTAGCAAGTACTGCCAATAATTGACTGGACTTAGAATAATCGTCACCAACCGCTGCTAATTGATCATGTAATTCAGCCAAAACAGCATTAATTGAATCTTCAACATTAAAAGCAGTAGAAGGTCCTTTAATAGGTTCACCTCTTTCTATTGGTAAAGTATCCACATCTCTACCACTAACTATAGAACTAATTATATCATTTGCAAATTTTGGAGAAACACTGTATATTTTATCAAAGAAAATCTTAGTTTGTTCTTCAGCAGTATTTTCCATACCAGCTATTTTAGCATCACTGGCAGCATCAGAAAAGGCAGCCCTTACAAGGCCCATGGCTGTTTCTAGTTTAACTAAATCCAATACAAACTGCTTTCCAGCATCACTCTGTACAGCAAATTCTTCTTCTATTGCGGCCCTCTTTTCCTGCGCTTTTTTATTAGAACTATACATTTTTTTAGCATTTTCAACCTCTACGGCAACATCTGCATCAGTTTTACCTGTTTCCTTGCCTTGAATTTCACTATATTTTTTAAGACCTATAAAGTACTCTTTAGCTGCCTCATTAATGCGGTCTTTAACTTTTGAACCATGTTTCTTTAATGCTTCTTCTACAGCTTTCGGATCTTTATTTTTTACAACTGTGCCAATCTTTTCACCTAAACCTTTAAGGAATTTATCAAAATCTTTAGCAAATTCAGGAACTTTCTTTAAGTTGTCCATACCCATTGATTTAAATAAAGTATGTGTAGCAACAGCACCCATCATCAATTTAGTAGTAGCAGCATCACTATTACCCATAGCAGCTTTGGAGCCTGCATAGGTTAAAAATCCAGTAGTAGATAATTGTTGCAGAGTTGCACCTATCATAGCTGATGACTCCGCACCCTCTTTAGCTCTTTTCAACGCTTCCAATTCTGTAAGAAGTTTAGGATCTGGGTTCTCTCCCTGAGTAGCTATCTCTTTTTGTACATTACCCATTCTTTTACTAAGTTCTGTAATTTGTTCATTTTTTCTTGAAGCAGAACTACCGGCAAAAATACTTAACCCTAAAGCCCCAAAACCCAAAGTGTCTGTATTAAAAAATGACGGTTCTTTTTTAGTAGTAGCTTCTCTGTACGCACCAACGCCCTTTTTAATAGACTTTTGTTGTCTTTTAGTTAAATCTTTATTAGCAACAGCTGCTCTATCCATATAGTCTACAATATCAGCAGCAGAATAACCACTCTCACTTATAGCACTATTAAGAATTTTATATTGGGCATCTTTAGATATTGGTGTTAAGCTTCTTACTACATCACCCACTGAGGTACGTGAAATTAATTCTTTAGTTAATTTACCAATGTCTTTTTCCATAAGTGCGGCTTCTTCACTACGACCCTCCGCAGCAGTAGCGCTTTGGATACGCTGCAAATCGGCTATACGCATGGCACCGGCAACACTTTTATTACTATACCAAGTACCTTTTTCTGCTTTAGCAACGTCAATCTGAGCTTTTTCAACTTTGGATGACCAACGATCTTCTGGTGATTTGAGTAAATCGGCTACTTCATAAATACCAGTTTTAATTGCTATAAGTTCAGTATTTGATTGATTAAGTAAATCAGAAGAGGCATCAACTGCACTGACAATTTCAGCAGACCCAAGGTCTCCACCAGTATATCTTATTGTTTCCGCATATTTATCAAACTCAGCTTGGGTGGTAAATCTGCTACTAAACCCTAAACTAGTTTCATTTATGCGTTGTACATCAAGCATGGTAGACGTTATGGCGTCCATTTGAGAAGTATAAGCATCTTGTCTCTTTTTCTCTATATTGAATGCTTTTACAAGTTCCTGAGAACCACGATTATCATACAACATACGCTGACTTGCTGATAAATCTTTTAATTCAAAAGTACCAACATCAAAATTTTCTAATCCTTCAGGAATACCTGCCATAAGTCCTGATAAATTCTTCTGAACCTCATAACGCCGCTTTTCTAAAGCTATATTTTTAACCAAAGCAGCATCACTATCTTCTATTGTTTTAGATAAATCCTCTAAGGCTGATCTAAACTGCATCACTACTGAATTGTTCTTAAGAACATCTTGTAATTCTTTTAACTGTTCTCCAAAACCTCCAGTAAGTTTTGTATCCGCAGGCTTATCGCTTGCCCTATACGAAGCCAAAGTAGTTTCCCACTGTTCCATTTTTTCAGCATAATTATTAATAAATTCATCAGTATAATTGGCTTTATATGCAGGAGTAGTATAAGATCTGGTTTTTACATCATAACCCTTATTGGTCTGTAATAAGACTTCTGTAGCTATATCACTATAAAATTTAGGACCTAAAGACACGCTTCTCTTTGTTAAGCTCTTTTTATCAAGGGCGGACATGCCAGCCGAAGCCCCTGTAACCATCTCACTTAAACTAGCAAAATCACCAGTTAATTTATTAGAAACCTCTGATAATGAAACTGCTGCTTGAACCATACCATCTAAAGCTTTAATACCAGGAATAAACTTTTTCCTATATTTACCTTCAGCATCTGCAAAAGACAGAAAATATTTAGTTAAAACTTTACCACTTTCTTCATAACGCTCGCTGCCTAATATAGCCTGTCTCCCACTCACGCCACCTAGATCTTTTGAGGCGGTCTCGCTTAATTTCAAAATATCACCGACTTTAACAGGCATTGTCTCACCACTACCTATTCGAGGCATTAGGCCTGTATTTCTAAACCTCTCCATAGTAAGATCAGCTGTAGGTGCCAAATAATTTTTGTAGTTTGGATTGGCTGCAGATAATACATACTGGCCCCTAACATCCCCACCTGTAACACCAGCACGTTTATACATGGTTGAAGACATTGATAATAATTCATATAAGTCATCGTAAATTGCTTTATTAAAAGTAGCATTTATTTCCAAAGGGCTCATGTCACTTGTATCAATACTATCAATAATATTTTTGGCCTGTTTAGCGTCTATTTTTATAGCAGCTCGCAACTCTATCTGCCTTTCTTGTAATTCTTTAATAGCATCATCAAACGCGTTGGATAATGGGTTGGCATTTTTAGCAGTCAACATTTTATGTAATGATTTTTGTAATTCGTACATAGCCTTCTTAGGACCAACACTGATAGCATCACCAAGTTTCTCACCTATAAGTGGAAAGTTTTTAACTATCTCTTTTATATGATATTTCCATGATTGAATCCCATCAGTCTGAGTAGCCTCATTAGCAAAACGTGCAGCTATATCCATTTTCTTACCAGCCACCTCGAATTGTTTTTTGCCACTACTACGACGCAGCATAGCTGCCAAATTGTCTTCCATACCGCCTTTTAAAACAGCATCACCTTGCAATGTATAACCAACTACAAAGTTAATATCACTAGTAGCCACTTTATTTTTAAAATCAGTATATTGATCTTCTAATTTAGCAAGCTGAGTAGCTATACCTTTAGTATTACCAAAACTATCTTCTGTAACCAACGCACCTTCAACTGCTTTAGCTGTCAATTTCTTTTTTGCTTTATCCATACGCTCATATTCCGAAATGAGCGCTCTAACTGTACTTTGTTCTTTTTCTGTAGCACCTATCTCATCATTTAGACTATTTTTATATTCCTCAGCTGACTCTGATAAGCGTTTATATATTTTGATAAGTTGCGGAAGCGCTAATCCACCAGCAGCAGCTACACCAAGCATAGGGCCTACTGATTGTACAATACCAGCAGAGGGGCCGGTAGCATTCTTTTTAATATAATCAGCAACATCTATACCATATTTACCTAAACCAGAAGTTTTTTCACCTACAAACTCAAGGGGTTTAGAAGCTACTTTAGTACCAATCTTTACCATACCTGCCAATTCAGGCTGTCCGATAAGATTGGCCCCCATACCAAGATAGGTTCCTATGTAATTTATACCCTCGCCTAGTGACTTCACTAAGCTTCCTACAGCATTCGCAGCTTTGCCTGTATCTTTAGACACTAAACTTAAAAAACTATTAAAATCCCTACCAGTTGACAAAGCCAAATAACCCAATTTACTAAACGGACCTTCTAATTCAGAAAGGGTTGCTCCCTGCTTTATAGTTTTTAAACCCATAATATTAGAATTCTTTGTAGAATCACCTATTCCAAAAAGCTCATAAGCACTCATATCAAGGCCCTTTTTAAATTCTGTCTTTAAATCTCTAAAAAC